CTTTAAAAATTCCCCGGGGGTGTAATTGATATTTTGCTTTCATAAGTTCCCTAGGGGAGTGGTTAGGTCCTTACCATTGTGGTCGGTTTTCATGGTTTACCGGCTTGGTAGGTTTCTGCCGCTCCTTTCTTGCCTACAAAAAAGTTGCTAAGAACTTAGCCATTCCCCTAGGGAACTTATGACAAGTGAAACAGAAGGAGCGAAAACAAACCATGATCTTTAACAAACTATTAATGATGGGAGCCATAGTTGTACAATTGGCTTCATCACCATCTGCTGAACCAGTGGTGAAAGAACTTTATACGCCAACACAGATCGAGATCAACAACATTGCTAAAGAAGTTTGCGAAGATTACGATAATGTTGATCCTGAGTTGGTGATAGCAATCATTCAGAGAGAGTCCGAGTATATTCCGGATGTTGAGAATGGTGGCTGCGTTGGTCTTATGCAAGTCAGTAAGAAGTATCACACCGGAAGAGCCGAGGAACTTGGCGTAGATGATTTTCTGGATCCAACCGGAAACATTATGATCGGCGTTGATTACTTGAGTGAGTTGATCGAAGAATACGACGATGTATATTTGGCGCTAATGCTCTATAACATGAAGTGGAAGTCAGCGTTTGAAATGTACAACTCTGGCAAGATCAGCAATTATGCACGAACGGTTGTTGAGCAGAAGAATGCTTTATGCGAACTGTCTGCCGAAGAGCTCTACGGAGGAGGTGATCAGTAATGGCAAGAGGATCATCTTCTGGCGAACCAAAAAAGAAACGAGCTCCTGCGAATTCTCCTGAAGAACAAGAGAACCGCATGATATATTACGCGAACCAAATGGCCGAAGAGCAGCTTAGAAATGGGACTGCTCCTCCGTCACTTGTTCTGCATTATGTCAAGCTCGGAACAGAACGTGAAAAGATGGATCTCGAAAAAGAGATTCTCAAATCCAACAAGAGACTTCTCGAGGCACGTGCCGATCAGATTGATTCTTCAAAGCGTAACGAGGAACTTTATGAAAGAGCCATTGATGCTATGAGAAGATACAGCGGAGGTACAGTAAACAATGGCGACGAGGAGGATTAGAACGTATTCCGAACTAATCCAAATCCCGACTTTTGAAGATCGCTATGCCTACCTTCGACTCGGTGGAATCGTTGGAGAAGAAACGTTCGGAATTGAAAGACATTTGAACCAATCTTTTTACAGATCGCCGGAATGGAGAAAAGTAAGAAGAGACGTGATCGTTAGAGATAATGGCTGCGATTTGGGAATGCCGGGTTTTCAGATCTATGGCCCCATCATTATTCACCACATAATGCCAATAACTCTCGAAGATCTCGAGGAAGGATCTGATCTTATATTAGATCCTAATAATCTAATATGCGTTTCGGATAGAACACATAATGCCATTCATTTTGGAGACAAGTCACTACTGCCCCAAGTTCCAATTGAGCGCAGGCCGGGTGATACGTGCCCATGGAAAAAATAGGAGGATTAACAATGAGTAAGAAGAACACCGATTACACTGTCTACTCCCTTCCTAGCGAGCAGAACCAGGTAGAAGAGGAAGTGCAGGAAGTAAACGAAGTAAAAGAAGAAGCTGCTGTTGAAGCACCGGTTGTCCAGTCTCAGCCGACCCTTACCGAGAACAAGGGTCAGGTCGTGAACTGCGTACGTCTGAATGTTCGTGAGACCCCTACCGCAAACGGCCGGGTGATCGACATCCTTAATAGGGGCGAGATCGTTACCATTATCTCTTCCGATGTGGGCTGGTATAAGATCAGAACTGCTAAGAAGACCGGTTATGTTATGGCCCAGTACATCGAAGCGAAGTAAATAGGAGAAGACAATGAGCCACGAACTTGATTCGATTTTAAGCAGTGTTAAGAAGCAGCTCGGGGCCGAAATCGACTATGAGCACTTCGATCCGGAGATTATACTGAACATCAACACGGCATTCAGTGTGCTGCATCAGCTTGGTGTGGGGCCGAAGGAAGGCTTTACCATCGAGACTGGCGATGAAGTTTGGGAAGATTATATTCCTGACAATAAGCCGGTTCTTAATATGGTGAAGACATACGTGTATCTGAAGGTTAAGATGGTTTTTGATCCCCCTCAGGTATCCTATGTAGCTGACATGTACCAGCAGACAATTCAGGAGTATGAGTGGCGGCTTAAGACTGTTACCGATGAATTCCCGGTAGAGAGCTCCGATGATGAAGGAGACGATGATGACTGATCAGGAATTGATGCATTTTCAGATCAAAGGCGCAAAATGGGGTCAGAGACGTTTCCAGAATGAGGATGGCTCTTTGACCCCTGCCGGTAGAGAGAGATATTTGAAAAACCCGAATGAGAGACGGGATGGCGAAGGCGGAAAAGTTACCGTTGCTAAGCCCAAAAAGCTTGTCAGCAAAAAGGAACTCGCCAAGCGTAAGAGAGAGAAAGAGGCAAAGCTCAAAGCAGAGGCCGCAGCTAAGAAGAAAGCTGAACGGACTGCCATTGAGCGGAAGAATATTCTTCAGGATCCGAATAAGCTGATGGCAAATCTTCATAATTCCAAGTACAATTATACAAGGAAAGAAGTTGAAGATGCCTTAGCCATGTTCAGGGTTGAGGACGACCTCCTCTCCCTCGCCAAAAAGAGACGGCCTACAGAAAAGACGGTTTCTAAAGGTGAGGCATTTGCCAGAAAGGCTGTTAGTCTTCTTAGTGTAGGAGTCGATGGGTATGAAAAATACATCCAGCTCCAGAACCTTATAAACTATGGTTCAAAGCAGCCGCCCGGATCCAAGAAAAAGAAGAATTAGGTGATGCTATATGGCTCTATCAAACACTCAGGTCCCCAGATATTATGGGGAGTTCAGAGATGAAGTGATTAGAGGTAGGATACCAGTTTGTCAGACAGTGAGCATGGAGATGAATCGTATCGACGATCTCATCAGAAACCCCGACATCTACTATGATGAAGAAGCGGTAGAAGGATGGGTTGCTTATTGTGAAGAAGAACTGACCCTTACCGATGGATCTGATCTGTATCTGCTGGACTCCTTTAAACTCTGGGCGGAACAGGTATTTGGCTGGTATTACTTTGTCGACAAAAAAGTGTATGAGCCGTATAAGACACGCAAAGGTGGTCACTACATCACCAAAACAGTTAAGAAGAGACTCATCTGGAAGCAGTACCTTATCGTGGCCAGAGGTGCCGCGAAGTCTATGTACTGCTCTTGCATACAGAGTTATTTCCTTAACGTCGATACCAGCACAACTTATCAGCTGACAACTTCACCGACCATGAAACAGTCGGAAGAAGTACTTTCGCCAATCAGAACCTCCATCACGCGAGCTAGAGGCGATCTGTTTAAGTTCCTAACAGAGGGAAGTCTTCAGAATACCACCGGTAGCAAAGCCAATAGAGTTAAACTGGCTTCTACCAAGAAGGGTATTGAGAACTTCTTAACAGGATCGCTTCTAGATATTCGCCCTATGTCTATCGATAAGCTTCAGGGTCTTAGACCTAAAGTTTCTACGATAGACGAGTGGCTTTCTGGTGATATTCGCGAGGATGTCATAGGTGCTGTCGAGCAGGGTGCATCTAAGCTTGATGACTATTTGATCATCGCTGTATCTTCGGAGGGTACCGTAAGAAACGGCCCTGGTGATACGATCAAGATGGAGCTTATGAACATCCTCAAGGGCGAGTATGAAGCACCTCACACCTCTATTTGGTGGTATAAGCTGGATGATATTGAGGAAGTAAATGACCCCTCGATGTGGCTTAAGGCCAATCCAAATCTGGATAAGACCATAAGCTATGAGACATACCAGCTTGACATCGAAAGAGCTGAGGCAGCTCCTGCGACCAGGAATGACATGCTCGCTAAGAGATTTGGCATCCCTATGGAAGGATACACATACTTCTTCACATATGAAGATACCATCCCGCACAGAAGACAGAATTTTTATGGCATGCCTTGTGCGCTTGGTGGGGACCTTTCTCAGGGAGATGACTTCTGTGCATTCACGTTTTTGTTCCCGCTGTCTGATGGCGCCTTTGGTATTAAGACTAGAAGTTATATTTCTAGTCTAACCTATCAGAAACTTCCGCTCGCAATGAAAGACAAGTATGACCAATTCCTCAAAGAAGGAAGTCTGGTTGTGCTTGAGTGCACCGTGCTCGATTTGATGGACGTGTATGATGATCTTGATGCGTTTATCGTTGAGAACGAGTACAATGTGTGCGCTTTTGGCTACGATCCTTATAATGCTAGAGAATTTGTTACGAGATGGGAACAGGAAAATAGCGCGTTTGGCATAGTGAAAGTCATTCAGGGTGCCAAGACAGAGTCTGTCCCCTTGGGCGAGCTTAAGATCTTGGCCGAGGAGAGAATGCTGATATTTGATGAGCTGCTTATGCAATTCTGCATGGGTAACTCTATCACCGTTGAAGATACCAATGGCAATAGAAAGCTTCTTAAGCGCCGATATGATCAGAAGATCGATAACGTGGCTGCTATGATGGATGCCTATATTGCATACAATCTGAATAAAGATGCATTTTGAGGTATGATAAATGTCAAACTACAGAGTAACATACAAAGATGACACAATAAGCCATGAGAAAAAGACCGGTGTCTTTGGTTCTGGAACCGGGAGAAAAGGTGAAGACTCGCTGTTTCCTTTCGTTTATGGACCGAGTGTAAAGCCTGGAACGTGGCACAGCATCTCGGCAAAAGATGTTACGAAGTTCGTCGGTATGGCTAAAGATCCGGTGTCTGCTATGAAGTCCAAGGTTGTCGCTGAGGGTAAAAAGCTTGGCTACGATGTTGCGGATGGCGATATCGAGGTTAAGTCTGACGGTCATGGCGGAGTTCAGGTCAAGATCAACGAGCGCCCAAGAAAACTTAGTGCCGAACAGAAAGTTGTGCTTAGAAGCAGAGTTGCTAAACACGAAGATGACTTCCTTGCACACCGTCAGGTGGCAGACACTTCTGGAATGAAGAAGTCTGATGCCGAAGCTGCTGAAAAGGCCACAAAGGTTCGTGATCTGCTGAAGTCTTGGGACAACACCCTTGCCACCTACAACAAGGCCAATGGGGACAGGACGCTCAGACCAGACGATAAAGCCACTATTGTTAAGAACATCAAAAAGAAGCAGAGTAAGATCTTAGCGCAGCTTCAGGAGATCGATCCCAGGACTGCCGACAAGATCAAAGATACGAGAATCGTATAAGGAGGCATGATGGGTGAATATTATGCTGTAACATTCGATGGTGATAATCTATCCCATCATGGCATCCACGGCCAGAAATGGGGCGTAAGGCGTTTCCAGAATCCTGACGGCACTCTTACCGAGGCTGGGAAGAAGAGATATCGTACCACGTCGAGTGATCCTGAAGATATTAATGACTTGGCCGGAATCGCTTTACGAAAAAAAGACGTTGAGAAGTCGATTCGTCTGAATGAAAAAGCTAGGGGTAAAGAGCATTCCAAGATTGCAAACAACCCCGAGAACTTTCTTGGATTAAATAAGCGGCATGCCAATAAGATCGACAAGTATACCAAGAACATTGACGCCGGTAAAGCCGAAGTTGAGAGAATCCTTGCCAAAGTGAATCGTAAAAAGCCCGAGACCGAGGAAGAAATCGGCCAGGAGGTTGAAAGAGCCAGAAAAACTGGCAAATATGACATGGAATTCTTGGAAAGAAATCTCGATGTCGATGACAGAACCGGAAAATCATTAGAGGGTAAAGCTCTCGACGATGCTTATAAAAAGTTCTTGAAGAATCTTAACGGCCTAACAAGGAGATAAAAATGCCAACATTTAGTGAAAGACTAAAACACGCGTGGAACGCATTTACGGGCCGTGATCCAACTCCGGTCTACAATATTGGACCTGGATATTACACCAGACCCGATAGGCCAAGACTTCGCCCCGGCAACGAGCGCACGATTGTGACGTCTGTGATCAACAGAATCGCGATTGACTGTGCTGCCGTTAAGATTGAGCATGTAAAGCTTGATGAGAATGGGCGGTACAAAGAGCCTGTTAAATCCGGACTGAATAACTGTCTTACTGTAGAGGCGAACATCGACCAAACAGGTAGGCAGCTTGTCCAGGACATTGTCATGAGCATGTGTGATGAGGGCTGCGTTGCCGTAGTTCCTGTGGAAACAAAAACAAACCCCAAGATTACCGATGGGTTCATCATAAATGAACTACGTGTCGGTAAAATTGTAGAGTGGTACCCCGAATGGGTTAAGGTCGAACTCTACAACGACAAGGAGGGTCGAAAAGAACAGATCACGATTCCGAAGAGAATCTGTGCTATTATTGAGAACCCGCTTTACGCGGTTATGAATGAGCCTAACTCTATGATGAGAAGACTCACTTCTGTCTTGGCGCATCTGGATGCAGTTGACCAGCAGGCAAGCAGCGGAAAGCTTGATCTGATCATCCAGCTTCCCTATGTCATTAAGACCGAGGAAAAGAGGCGTCAGGCAGAGATCAGAAGACAGGACATGGAGTCCCAGCTCGCAAGCTCAAAGTATGGTGTGGCTTATGCAGAAGCTTCTGAAAAAGTCACCCAGCTTAATAGACCTCTTGAGAATAATCTTCTCAATCAGGTTACATACTTCACACAGATGCTGTTTGGTCAGCTTGGCCTTACAGAGGCTGTGTTTAATGGAACCGCTAGTGAGGAAGAGATGCTTAATTACTACAACAGAACAATTGAGCCGATCCTTTCTGCTATCACTAACGAGTTCAAAAGAAAGTTCTTAAGCAAAACCGCTCGCTCCCAACATCAGAGCATTTACTTTGTGAGGGATCCATTTAAACTGGCTCCGGTGAATCAGATTGCCGAAATCGCAGACAAGTTCACGCGGAATGAGATACTCTCTAGCAATGAGATAAGAGCCATTGTTGGTTACAAGCCCGTCGAAGACGAGAGAGCTGATCAGCTTCGTAACAAGAACTTGAATGAGGACAAGGATGCTGAGCCCGCACCGGTTGTTAGTTATGGCCCAAACAGTGAGCCGGAAACAAATTAAGGAGGAAACATTCAAAATGGGAAAGACTTTTGACTTTTGTGGATGGGCCACAAAGAATGACATCAGATGCTCTGATGGGTTGACCATTAGAAAAGATGCTTTCAAATCCCAGAATGGTGAAGTTGTCCCTCTTGTATTCCGTCATCAGCATGATTCCATGGATAATGTTCTGGGTCATGCGGTTCTCGAGAACCGTGACGAAGGCGTGTACATGTACGGATATTTCAACGATTCAAAGGAAGGCAAAGCTGCAAAAGAGCGGGTTAAGCATGGCGACATCACCCAGCTTTCTATCTACGCCAACCAGCTTCAGAAGCGCAATCAGGATGTCATGCACGGTATGATCAGAGAGGTCAGCCTCGTTCTGGCCGGTGCAAACCCTGGCGCCAAGATTGAGCATGTTTCTCTTGAGCACTCTGACGGAAGTTATGAGGATCTGGAAGACGAGTTTGTGTTCTATCCCGGTCTTGCTCTTGAGCATGCCGACGAAGAGCCGGAAGAAGAGAAAGAAGAGGAAGAAGTTGAGCATGAGGATGCCGACTTTGATCCTGATAAAATCTATGGCTCTCTTAACGACGAGCAGAAGGCACTTTTCTACTTTATGGTGAATAAGGTCAAGGGTGGAGAAGACGCCGAGCACGAAGATCAGGATGACGAATCCCTTAGTCAGGAAGACGGATTCAATCCCAAGAAGGTCTACGACTCTCTTAATGAAGAGCAGTTGGAACTTCTGCATTTCATGCTTGGGGAAGCGCTTGAAGATGGCGCGCAGCATGAAGACGACTACAGTGATTACCTCGAGGACGGCGAAGAGTACGATGAGGACTACGCTGATTACCTTGAGGAAGAAGATGAAGATGATGAAAGCCTTGAGCATGAAGGAGGATATGAAATGAAGAACAACATCTTTGAGCAGTATGGCGCAGCTCCTGCAAACTCTCGTAAGGGCACCCTTACTGCAGAGCAGTCCGCCGAGATTTTCCATGACGCGATGAGCAACAAGAGATCCCTGAAGGACTCTTTCGTAGCTCATGCCGGCGACTACGGTATCGATAACATCGAGTACCTGTTCCCTGAGGCAAAGAGCCTCGATAACCCTCCCAGCTGGATCAAGAGAGATACCGGATGGGTCAGCACCGTTATGAACGGAGTTCATCACACTCCTTTCAGCCGCATCAAGTCCATGCACGCCAACATCACCGAGGATGAGGCACGTGCAAAGGGTTACATCAAGGGCAACCAGAAGACTGAGGAAGTATTCCCTCTTCTGAAGAGAACCACCGAGCCCCAGATGATCTACAAGAAGCAGAAGATGGACCGGGATGACATCATCGACATCACCGATTTCGACGTTGTTGCATGGATCAAGGCTGAGATGAGACTGATGCTGGACGAGGAAATCGCTCGTGCAATCCTGATCGGCGATGGCCGCAGCGCTGCTTCTGATGACAAGATCAAGGAAGATCGTATCCGTCCTATCTGGAAGGATGACGAGCTGTATGTTGTCAACGCTGTTGTCGAGGTTGCTCCTACCGATGACGAGGACGCTAAGGCTGCCAAGTTCATCCGCAAGGCAATCAAGGCAAGAAAGTTCTACAAGGGTGCCGGCAATCCTACTCTGTTCACCACCGAGGATCTGCTTACCGATATGCTGCTTCTGACCGACCTGAATGGCCGTGACCTGTATGACAGCGTCGAGAAGCTGGCTACCAAGCTGCGCGTTTCCAAGATCGTCACCGTTCCTGTAATGGAGGGACAGTCCAGAAGCGTTACCATCGAGGGCGTTGCTCATGCAAGAGATCTGGCCGGTCTAATCGTCAACCTGCAGGACTACAATGTTGGTGCTGACAAGGGCGGTGCCATCAGCATGTTCGAGGACTTCGACATCGATTTCAACCAGGAGAAGTACCTGATCGAGACCAAGATCTCCGGCGCTATGGTTACCCCTTACGGTGCTATGGCTCTCGAGTTCGAGGAAGTTGCCGGTTGATGAAACCTTCAAAATAGGAGAAAATTATGGCTAAGTTCTATGGAGAGGTCGGCTTTGAGGTCATGACAGAAGTAGAGCCGTCCGTGTATTTACCGAAGCTTGAGAAGAGAATGTACTCTGGGGATGTTTTGGAGATAAGATCAAGACGCTCTGCAGGGGAAGGTGTCAATGATAATTTGACAATCTCTAACAAGATCTCAATTCTGGCCGATCCATGGGCTTACCAGCATTTTCCTCAAATCGCATATGTGACCTGGCACGGGGCTAAATGGAAAGTAAGTGAAATTTCTGTTGAATACCCGCGCCTGGTCCTTAGCGTAGGGGAGGTTTACAATGGATCAACAGGACCGGAGACTAATTCTTGACGACTACTTTAGAAAAGTGGCCGAAGAGAATGGTTTCAAAGGAAACGTTTATTATGAGCCGCTTCCTAGCGTGAAGATGCATTACGACGCTATAGTTTATAGTCGTTCGTACATTCACACTCAGCACGCAGACAACCGGCCATACATTAAACGTGATAGATACACTGTAACATGCATACACCAATCGCCAACGGCTAAGTGGCCCGGCAAAATCGGGGACTTACCGATGTGCGAGTTTGAAAGAGAATTCGTCTCTGACAATCTTCATCATACGGTGTATGTGCTTTATTATTAAGGAGGAATTAATATGCCTAATACTGGTGCTCTTGTATGGGATCAGATTGGTGAGAAGCTCTACGAGGCTGGTGTAGACCATGGTGTGGTTTACCCGGTTAACACCACTAATAACACTTACGACTCTGGATATGCCTGGAATGGTCTGATCTCCGTCACCGAGTCTCCCTCTGGTGCAGAGCCTACCGACCTGTATGCAGATAACATCAAGTATGTGTCCATGAGATCTGCCGAGGACTTCGGCGGTACCATTGAAGCTTACACCTATCCGCCTCAGTTCGCTGACCTGGATGGAACTGCTGAGATCGCTACCGGTGTGAGAATCGGACAGCAGAAGAGAGGAATGTTCGGTCTGTCTTACAGATCCCTGATCGGTAACGACACCGACTCCAACGATCATGGCTACAAGCTGCATCTGGTTTACGGAGCTACCTGCTCTCCTTCCGAGAAAGGTTACGAGACTGTTAACGACTCTCCTGATGCGATCACCTTCAGCTGGGAGTTCACTACCACTCCTGTTTCCGTAACCGGCCACAAGCCTACTGCAATCATCACCATCGATTCCACTCTGGCTGATGCTACCAAGCTGGCTAACCTGGAAGCTATTCTGTATGGTTCTGACGGCACCGTTACCTACACCGAGTTCACCGGATCTACCTTTGTAGCAGGTACCGATTACTACACCAGAACCGGCACTGAGGGCGCTTATGTCTACACCAAGACCACCGATGCTACCCCTCAGTCTGGCGTGACTTATTACACCAAGTCCACGTCCGGTGCTACTGCGCCTCGTCTGCCCCTGCCTAACGAAGTTATGACTTTGATGGCTGCCGGCTGATGATATACCTCTCTCTCACAATTTAATATGGCGTTGGCGGGGACGCGAGCTCTGGTAGTTCAGAGTGTGGGCTCATAGATTTTGGTAAGGAATCGCAAGATTCGGGAGAGCCCGTTTTTGTTAAGAAAGGAGACGTTCTATGTACATTAAGAGACTTACTTATAAGGATTTTAACAATGTTGAAAGAACCGAGGACTTCTACTTCAGTCTGACCGAGGCAGAGGCCCTGGAGATGGAACTTACTACTCCCGGCGGTGTTGTGGCAATGCTGCAGAAAATCATCGATGAGAAGGACGCTACCAAGATGATCGGCTTCTGGAAGAAGTTCATCCTGATGGCGTATGGTGAGAAGAGCGCTGACGGCAGATATTTTGTCAAGGACGAGAAGACCAAGGAGATGTTCACCTACACCAAGGCATACTCCGATCTGTTCGTGCTGTTCAGCACTGATGACATCGAGGCTGCCAAGTTCGTAAGAGGCATCCTGCCTGGTGATATTTCCGATGAAGATCTGGCAAAGGCTATGTCCGAAGCCGGTATCGATGCTTCCCGAATCCTCACCGAGGAACAGAAGTTGAAGGTTGTTGGACCGACTGCCAACTAAGTTCGGTTGGTCCATTAACTATATATAGACAGTAATAGAGGGTGCTTTAAATGCTCAAGATAACAATTCCATCAAGAGAATACTTCGATGACAAAAAACAAGAGTTCATCAAAACCAAAGAGACTGAGCTAACTTTAGAGCACTCTCTGCTGTCATTGTTCAAATGGGAACAAAAGTGGAAAAAACCCTTCTTGAAAGAGGGTTATCAAAAGACATACGAGGAGACAATAGATTACATCAGATGTATGACATTGACTCCGAACGTCGATCCGAATTTATATTACAATTTGGATCAAAAGACCGTAGAAGAGATCGGAGCATACATAAATGATCCTCATACGGCAACGACCTTTAATGAGCCGAAGAAAGAAGGCGAGGCTAGAAGAAAAGTCAAACCGCCTGAAACAGCCGAAACAATCTATTGTTCGATGGTTATGGCCGGGATTCCTTTTGAGTGTCAGAAATGGCACATCAATAATCTCCTGACATTAATCAAAACCTATAACGTCAAGAATGATGATGGAAAGAATAAGAAACATTCAAAGGGCGATATGGCCAAGAATCGTGCGGCGATCAACGCTCAACGACTTAAAAAGTACGGCACAAAAGGATAATAAGTATGAGGAGATGATTAAGTATGCCGCCTGAATTTGAAATTCCCTTAACAATTATTTGCTCTGTACTGGCATCCAGTGGATTCTGGCTTCTGATCCAGAAAAAGATGGAAGCAAAAGATGCAAAGACCAGGATGCTCGTTGGCCTTGGGCATGATAAGATCATTCAGCTTGGGCTTCTGTATATTGCTAGAGGCTACATCACAGCTGATGAGTATGAGAATTTGGTAGACTATCTATATGCCCCATATGAGGCACTTGGCGGCAATGGGTCTGCCAAAAAGGTCATTGATGAAGTTAAGAAGTTGGAAATAATGACGTAGTTTTGTCCCGAAAGGGTGCTAAAGATGATAAAAATTAGTCATAGGGGCAGTCTCAATAAAACTGAGAACTTCGTTTTAAAATTGTCCAAAAGAGATTACCTTAGGGTTTTGGATTACTATGGTAAGCTCGGTGTCGAAGCTCTTTCGGAAGCTACTCCGAAGGACTCTGGAAGAACTGCTGCGTCTTGGGGCTATAAGATCATTCAAAATAGGAATACAAGTCGCATAGTTTTTACGAACAGCAACGTTGTGGATGGGTATCCGATCGCCATACTACTTCAGTATGGGCATGGGACCAGAAACGGCGGCTGGGTTGAAGGCAGAGATTATATTAATCCTGCTATCCAACCGATATTTGACGAGATAGCTAACAATATGTGGAAGGAGGTTCACGGCTAATGCCTACAACAGTTGAAAATAGAGTTGTAGAAATGGAATTTGACAATAAGCGATTTGAAGCCAATGTCAAAGAGACCATGACCTCTATCGAAAAGCTCAAAGAAGCCCTGACCTTTAAGGGACTTAAGAGCGGATTTGATGAGATTGAGCAGAATGCTAAAAAGCTTAATCTTTCTCCACTTGAGAAAAGCGTTGACACAGTAAAAGACAAGTTCTCCGCTATGGAGATTGTGGCTATCTCTGCTCTGATGAGAATTACCAATCAGGCGATGGCTACTGGTGAGAGGCTCGTCAAGTCTTTAACCATTGATCAGGCTACGGCTGGTTTCGATAAATACGCTGAAAAGACCCAGGCCGTTCAGGTCATTATGAACGCTACTGGAAAAAGTATTGAAGAAGTTGACGAGCAGCTCGAAAAGCTTGCCTGGTTTACTGATGAGACTAGCTACAGCTTCCTTGACATGGTCAACAATATTGGTAAGTTTACCTCTAACTCTGTTGACCTGGAAACTGCCGTAACGGCTATGCAGGGTATTTCTACCTGGGCTGCTAAGTCTGGTGCAAATGTTCAGGAAGCAAGCCGTGCGATGTATAACTTGTCGCAGGCTATCGCAACTGGGTCTGTTAAGCTTATCGATTGGAAATCTATCGAGAATGCTAACATGGCAACTGCTGAGTTTAAGCAGACGGTTATAGACACAGCAATTGGCCTTGGGACACTTAAAAAGGCGTCAGACGGAACTATTACCACTTTAAAGGGAAACCTTGTTAGTGCTAGGAATTTCAATGAAGCCCTTAAGGATTCCTGGTTTACATCAGACGTGCTTTTAAAGAGCCTTGATCGGTATGGTAATTTCACCAATAAGCTCTTTGAAACCACTGAAAAGACCGGATTGTCGGCTTCTCAGGTGCTTGCAGCAATTGATTCTTTCAAAGAGGGGACTCTGGATCTATCGAAGTTTTCCGACGATTTAGAGACTTCTGTAGAGGATACAACGAAGTACATCGCCGAACTTTCTGACGATGCCTATGACTTTGGTCGTAAAGCTTTTCAAGCCGCTCAGGAGGCAAAAACATTCAAAGAAGCTATTGATGCTACTAAGGATGCAGTTAGCTCTGGGTGGATGAAGACGTTCGAAATTATATTTGGTAACTATAAAGAAGCTGTCAAGCTTTGGACATCGGTTGCCAATATTATGTACGAGATATTTGCCGGGAAAGCATATGATCGAAACAAGATGCTTGAAACTTGGAAAGAGCTTGGCGGTAGAGGCGCGTTGCTTGATACCGTATCAAATTCTTTCATGGCTTTGTGGAGCGCAATAAAGCCCATCAGAGAAGCATTTCGTGATATTTTCCCGGAAATGACCGCTGAGCGTCTTTACGAGATGACAGTTAAACTTAGAGATTTTACATCGCATTTAAAGATCTCCGATGTAACTGCTCAGAACTTGAGAGATGCATTCAAAGGTCTTTTCACCGTATTTAAACAGATCGGAACCGGGTTTGTTGATCTAATCCGAAAAGGTAAACCCGTTTTTGCACTGCTTGGAGCATTGGTTAGACTGTTCATTGCCTTAGCCGGAGCTGCAGGCAGATGGGCCCAAAAGCAGGAAGTGATCAATAAGATATTTTCGGTTTTTGTGAAGGTCGTTAAAGCTGGCCTCACCGTCGTGTTCGGTCTTGTTTATGCTGTCATAACGCTAGTTTCTAAAATGGCTGAACTTGGTGCTTGGCTCGATGAAATCGGTGTGTTTAAAGTTATAACAACCCCGATACAGATTCTTGCCGGAGCTATTGTATTTTTGTATCAATCGATTCGAAATTTGCTTGGACTTAGCCTCAGAGAAATCCCGGCATTTATTCAGGGAATCGATGCGAAGTTAACAAAACTTGCCAATGATGTTTTGCAGTTCCCGGTTGTTCAGAAGACGTTAACGTTTCTTACCGGTACACTCGAAAGCATTCAAGGTCTTTTATCTAAGATCGGCGAAAAGGTTGCTCCTGTGTGGGATTTCTTCAAAGAAGTTGGAGAATTAATATCTCAGGGCAAATGGCAAGAGGCATTCACACTTGTTGCCGACAAACTTAAAGATATTACCGAAAGCCTTAAGACCATGATTACTGACGGTCTATTTGGTGGCTTTAAGGATGAAAACGGCAATGTGATGACCGCCAAAGAAAAGCTCGAGCAGTTCAACAATACGCTTAAAGCATTTAGAGAGAACTTGTCTATTGGTAAGATAGTGGCCCTTGGGTTCTCTATTATGATGCTTACCCTTGCAGCTTCTGTGACTAGGCTCGCAGACTCTACGAGAGGGGTTATGGATAGTCTCAAAAATCTTATTACCAGCGGCAATAAGATTATGAGAGCACTCGCGACAAGAACAGCCCCGGTTAGGCAGTTTGCTGAAGCAATTGCGATTGTCGCTGGTTCACTTGCGCTTCTTAGCCTGATGGATCAAGAGAAGCTTAAGAGTTCCGCCAAATATATCGCGGGCATAATGGCGACACTTGCGACATTCGCCGTCGTAATAACGCTTCTTTCCAGAGGTAGTATGAAGCATGACTTCAGAGACTTCTCTAAGAATATCAACACGATAGCCATTTCTGTAATTTCCCTCGCTGCTGGCGTACTTGCTCTTACACTTGCTATGAGAGCGCTTGAGGGTATTACAGTCGACGCAAAGATATTTGCCAAGATAGCAATAATTGGCGTGTTGATGGCTGGCCTTGTTGCTGCTGGTGTTGCACTTGCAAAATTTGCTCCAAAACTTAGTGCGGGAGGACTTATATTAGTTCTTTATGCACTGAGTGTTAAAAAGATCGTTGAGGCACTGGTCGCATTCAATGAAATTGATGTAACTGGTCTTAGCGGAAAAGTTGTAAGTCTTATTTCTCTTATGTCTGGATTGGCTATTTTGGCAATGGGCATGGGGCAGATTAAGCTCTCATCTGTTCTTGGTGTGCTTCTTCTTGCTGCTACCTTTAAGATGCTTGTCCCGATATTTAGAGATGAGATTCTCCCCGCCGTGAATGAGTTTGGCAACTCTTTTATGGCTCTTACGGAAAAGCTCGCCCAGACACTTCGGCAGATAATCGGTGCTAAAAACACAATGAAACTTCTGCAGACGATGTCTAATGACCTTCGAAAGACAGCCGTAGCAACTATAGTATCCTTCTCAGGTCTTATGGCTACCATTGCAATATTTGGAAAGTCCATGAAGAATATTGGCAAGGGTATTGGATATTTTGGTTTAGGACTGTCTGTTGTCCTGCTCTCCATCGGCGGTCTCATATCTATAATGAGCAAGGTGGAAGGTAGTTGGGCGATATTTGAGCAGATACAGAACTTTTTACGTGGCATACTTGTCAGCTTGACTATCATGATCGCCATCGCCGCAGTGTTCTCTGGCACTAATCTTAAAAAGATGGGCGTAACACTTGGCGGAAGTGACTCGATATTTGGACAGTTTGCCAAGATGCTCAAGTCCTTGTCATTTTTGTTCGTCTCAATACTTGCTTTCTCGGCAATAGCCACTGTTATCGCTAGCGGTGAAAATAGAAAGGCGTTTGTATTAGCTGCGTCCACAGTTCTTCTGATGCTCGATACGATAGCAATTATAGTCGGTGCGTCGGCGTTTGCTGGACAGCACGGTGGTGCAGACGTCTTAAAGCAGGTTAAGAACATTGCTTATGCGCTTGATCTCATAATGGCGCTGATCGTAGTTGTTTCCGCTGTTCCTCAAGAAGATATCACAAAAGCAGAGTATGCGCTAATCGCTGTAACTGGGCTCTTTATGCTGCTCATCGTAACAACAGGAGTGGTTAACAAGAGCACAACAACCATAAAGCAGTTTACCAGTAATGCTTCGATGGCGGTGTTAGCCATTGGCGGTGTTTTAGCAATAGCCGGCGCGATCATAGCAATTACACGGTGGTCCGAAAGTATGGGCGCGGCCGCCGGCGCTATGGGCATTCTTATCGGCGTTCTTGTAGGATTAGCGGCGACTATAACGGTTGCCAATAATTTTGTAAAGGACAGTAAGAAATTCCGTAAAACAGCCACAACACTTCTTATAGCGACTTCCATGCTGGCCGTCATAGCGTTATCCATAATTGCTTTGACGAAATGGTCTAAAAACATGGGTGCAGCAGCAGGCGCCATGGGCATTCTTATTGGAATGCTTACCGCCATAACTACTGCAGTTGTCCTGGCTAATAAGTTTTCAAAAGATAGCAAGAAGTTTCAAAGAACTGCTACGTCGCTATTAATCGCTTCTGCGTCACTTATAGTTATAGCAGCGTCAATAGCTTTGTTGACCAAGAGCACTGAAAATATGGGCGACGCTGCAGCAGCTATGGGCATTCTCATCGGTGTGTTCAGTGCTATGGCAATAGCTTTGGGCATGCTTGATAATTTCTCAAAATCCAAAACGTCACTGTTGGCGGTTGCTGGAGCCATGGATCTTATGGCGCTATCATTCATAGCTATCGCCAAATCTTTGCTGATGCTTGAAAAGTATGACGCAACGGATATGCAGAATAAACTTAACGCCATGGCAACCGTTGTCGGCGTGATGTCGCTTCTTGTTGGCCTTCTTGGCGCTGCTCTTGGCGGATCTGGTGTTGGTTGGATCGCCATAGCTGGCATTATTGCCATTGCTGCCGCAATAGATCTTCTTACACTGTCGTTCCTTATTGCAGCGCAGTCCTTGAAGATCGCTATGAACGTATTGTATAAGTTGCCAGAATTCTTGGAAACCATGGCAGCAATACCTTCGGAAGACATCAGCAACGTTGTTACGGCAGTTATAGCAATGTCTGAAGCCCTTAAGAAGTTAGCTGTCGCCGGTTTCATGCTAAATGGCGGTTCAGTAGGTCTTACCATCGGTGCGGCTGGCATTCTTGTTCTTGCAAACGGTTTGGTCGCTTTGGGCGAAGTTACCATTAGTCCTAGTTGGCTTGACTTTATAGCCGAGGCACTTAAAACACTTGCTGTCGCTGGCGTTGCGCTTACTATAGGCTCGCCGGGACTTCTTGCCGGTGGCTTAGGTCTCAAATTTATTGCTAGCGGAATTGAAGCAATAGACGAGACTGGAATGGATCCTAGCACAGTCGAAGAGTACGCTAAGTCGTTTAGCGCTTTTGCCACGACTGGCGTTGCAATGGCTGTTGCTGCGCCTGGAATGATATTAGCGGCTGTCGGCATAAAAGCTATGGCAGCTAGTATCGACGAGTTAGCCGTTTCTTCTGCTAATCTCAATGACTCCGAGGTGTATGCCGTTGAAGGCATGGTCGAAAGAGCAGCGTCTCCGAAGACCCAAAGCGCTTTAAAGCTCGCTGGTGCGTCATTTGCTCTTCCGTTCCTTATGGGAGCGTATAATGTCTGGGGTCAGCATAGTCCTTGGACTACTACAGAAGATTCTGTTGATTACGCAACCGTTGGAATGGCTAACGGCGTTTCCAAGAATGAGTCAAAGATGTCTACTTTAGGCAAATTCTTCGGTTCACCGTTTATGCAGGCGTTTGTAAAGGTCATGACTTCTACCGCTACTACCGCAGTAGATGGTTCCGTTACTGCTGTCCAAACTGGAGTTAACGAAGCAAAACCTGCATTAAAGGAAGCCGGCAGTGAGGCTGGTGAGTCTGTTGCTAGCGGTTTCATAGGAACTGTATGGAATAACATAAAGGGATTCTTCTCTAAGCTTAATAAGACCACGTCATTTGGCGTTGTGGCTGATGGTATTACCGGTTTTGCTGAAGAGGCAAAAAAGAAGTTCAAAGAAGAAGGCTTTACCGGAGTGTTCGACTTGGGAACCAAGAAAATCGACGAGTATGTCGAAAAGATATCCGGAAGTTTGCTTGGCGACAACATGTTTGACGGCGTAAAGTCTATCCAGGAAGAGTTTGGCCTTATGATCAGCGACAGTATGGATGCCATGAAGGATCTTACTGACGCTACTGGCTCGGCATCGGATGCTTATGGCGACCTCGGTGATTCCGCCACTAAGACCAAAACGTTCGTTGAACAGCTTACAGACACGATAGAACAGCAGATGGATGTCTTTACAGAGTTTAACTCCAAGACGGAAGTCACTGGCGAACAGATGCTTAACAACATGGCATCTCAGGTGTCTGGCGTAAGACAATGGGCAGAAAATCTTAAGTATCTCGCTGAGCGTGGTATTGATGATGGACTGCTTCAGAAGCTTACTGAACTTGGTCCTGCTGGTTATGAGAAGGTTGCAGCATTTGTCAATATGACAGATGAGCAGCTTCAAATGGCCGGAACTTTGTTCAAGGAGTCCTTAAGTCTTCCCGAATCTACCTCTAAGGAAGTTTCCAAAGATTGGTGGACAACGGGAGAAGAAGCAGCTGAGAGTTTTTCTAGCGGCGTTTCCAGTGAAAAGTCAAAGAGTAGCGCTAACGAATCGGCAAAAACCGTTTCTAATGAAGTGGTTAATGGCATTAAGGCGGCAATACCTCAGTTTGTTAAAATTGGCGAAGATACCGTAAAAAATCTTGGAAAAGGCGTTGCGAGTGAAAAATCCAAGAGTGATGCTAATTCGTCGGCAAAGACGGTTTCTAAAGAAGTTCAAAAAGGAGTTACAGCAACAATTCCGCAGTTTGTCAAGATCGGTCAGCAAGTATCAGTCGGACTTGGAAATGGTATAGAGTCAAAGACATCTGAAGTGACTACAAAAGCTGGAATTTCTGCTAGTAGTGTTCTCAATACCTATAGAAAGGTGTTGGGCATTGCATCTCCTTCTAAAGAAACCTTCAAAATAGGACAGTTCTTTGTAGAAGGATTTATTCTCGGTTTGCTAAAGAGCGGGACACTCGCTAAAAAGGAAACCGAAAATTCTGCTATAGGTCTTATTGATGCCTTTAACCAGACTCTTAACTCAAACTATGACATCGCGACATTTAGTCCTACCGTTCGTCCTGTATTAGATCTGACCTCTTTTGATCAGGATTATTCCAAGTTCTCATCTATCATGGATGCTGGATATTCTAAGTCCCTTTCCGGTTCTATGCATACCTACGCATCCTTTGATGATTCTCTTCTTAATGCTCTTGAGAACCTCGGTGATAATTCGGATGTTGTTGAGGAGGTTCGGTCTCTTAGCGGACGGATCGCCGACATGACTCAACAGATCGGCAAAATGCAAGTTGTACTTGACAGTGGCACCATGGTTGGAGCACTCGTTACTCCTTTAGACCAGGCGCTTGGAAACAAAGCAATCAGAAGTAGGAGGGAAAGACGCTAATGGCCGTCTATAAAGATAGTTTGTTCTATAGTGGAGCTCACTCCATTTCTATCTATAACAGAAACACTTGGTCTAGTTGGCATCTCATTCCTACTTCTAGGCCTGTTGTGAATCCCCCGGAGGTGAAGACGAAGTACGTTGACATCCCGGGGGCCAACGGGTCCCTTGACTATACAGAAGCCTTGGATGGGGTGAAGTATGGTAACAGAACAGGATCATGGGAATTTATGGTAGCCAATGGCTATGCTGAATGGTCTGTTCTGTATCAGGAAATCATGAACTACATTCATGGTAAATACCTGAAGGTCGTTCTTATGGACGATCCCAACTACTATTACGTTGGAAGACTTTCGATCAACCAGTGGAAGTCTGACCAGCGTTATTCCACAATTACTATTGACTACAATTTCAGTCCCTATAAGACGCCACTAAGAGACACTGGCGGCGATGTGATACCCACTCCAGTTCCTGGACAGGAAGATCAGAGTGAGATTTGGACGCCAGTTACTCCGGATACAGATCCCGATACCGGCACTAACCCTAGCGGTGAACCTGGAAGCGGTACTGTTACCCCTGGAGGTGGCGACAGTGGAACTGAAGGAATCATAGACGACGGTACGCCCGTAACACCCACCGAGCCAGTATCTTATGCAGACTGGATTTGGAATGATGTGTTCGGCGTTGACACCAACATTTACTACGGTAGCTTCAATGTTACAACAAATAAATACCGTAATGTGTACAATCCAAACAAAACCTCTACAGAAGCGACAATCATTACGTCGGGTAATACTGAGAACTTCGTCGGCACAGTAACTTATAAGAACAATTCTTATGCTCCTGTGGATGGACGGATCGTTCTTACCATTGACCCCGGTGATAATGAGCTGTACTTCGAAGGCAACGGCAACGTTACCATCAAGTACCTCATTAGCGGAGAGGTGTAACCTTCAAAATAGGAGTAAATTATGGTCTACAAGCTTTTACTTGATGGCGAGGACATCTACAATCCTCAAGACGATAGGGTGCTCCTAGACACCAATATAGATCTTGAGCTTAATGCAGCCGGTGACTGTGAGTTTACTATGCCAACTGGTCATAGATATTATGACAGCATCGAGCTTTTGACGCAGACGCTTGAGATCTATGATGAGCATAACATTGTGATCTGGTATGGAAGACCGACAGAGATTTCTACTGACTTCTATAACCAGAAGAAAGTATATTTTGAGGGTCCTTTGGCGTTCTTTAACGATACGATCCAAAGACCCGAAGAGTATCCGACTCTTAATACCAGCACGCATTCGTTCTTTAGAGCACTCATTGCCAATCACAACAGTCAGGTCACAGATCCTAATAGGCAGTTCACTGTTGGGACGTTGACGATCCCCGAAGTTGCCATCTATAGGAAGACTGACTACGAGACTACCAAAGAGTGCCTCGAGAGAATGTGCGTTGGCGCTGAGGGTGGATACATAATGTTCAGAAGAGTCGCTGGGGTGAATTACATCGATTGGGTTGCAGAACCCACGACAATTTCTTCCCAGCCAATCGTCTATGCAATGAATCTTACAGACTTTAACAAGAACATTGACTGCGACGATGTCTTCACATGTCTTATCCCTCTTGGCGATGAGGTGAATGACGTAAAGATCACGATTGCTTCTGTGAATGATGGGCTCGACTATCTGCTTAACTCGGAGGCCGAAGCCCTTTACGGTAGGATCTACAAAGTCCAGGAGTTTGAGGGCTTTTCAGAGAATACAACAGAAGTTAAGACTAAACTCAAGCAGGAAGCCCAACGCTTTATGGACAACAAGTGGAACGACTTTCTGAAGGATCGAATGAGTTTCGAGATCTCAGCAGCCGACCTTGGTTACATAAACGCGGACTATTCTACGCTTCAGCTAGGCAAGAAGGTAAGGGTCTTATCGACTCCTCACGGGATTGACCAGGTCCTGCCGATAACGAAAGTTAGCTTCTCCTTGGAAAATGGGGTTAAGGACGTAAGCGTTGGAACTCCTCCAAGGCAGACATTAACAGAAATTTACTATGGAGATTAAACGGTGACTACTTCATATCAACAGATCTTGGATGCTATAGCCGAAAGCTCAGGTGCTAATTCCAGACAGCTTATCGTGGACGCGCTTAACTATGCCAATGAGAATGGTACAAATGCTTCCTCACTGATCTATAGAGGCACCACATATGACGGGTCAACTTTTGCACGGGTTGATGGCACACCAGAAGATCCTGGCTTAAGAGAGCTCTTTGGCAACGAATTAATCACAAGGGGATAAACCTTCAAAATAGGAGTAAACTATGGCTACAACTGACATTTCTGAATACACTTCGGCTATCCTTAGCCAGAAAAAGGGTGAGACTGTACGTGATGCTATCATAAATGCGGTTAAGGTTATTTCCGGAGCCGTGTCTGGTAGCCGTTCTGCTTCTACACTTAATGGTGAGCCCCTTACGAACTTCGTGGTTAATTACTACGATCCAAGTGGCGATAAGCCTTTCGCTGTCAGCCTCAACCAGACCAAGGCCAATACGAAGCGCGAGGTTGATAAGATCAACTATGGTGATCCTACTCTTGCTAGGCAGACGGAGCTTGGGCCTTACAGTAAAACGGGCGTTAACAATAATCACTACATCACTCATTCGTTAGATCGTCTTGAGGTGACAAGACGTGATATTTATGAAGCTATCAACGAGGCATGGAGAAATACCCCTTCTGGCGCTCATGGGTCTGATGAGTACTTAGTACTTGACTCTGATCCTTTTGAGGACTATCCTCACTACATCAGCCTTATTGGCTCTGGCGATGAGTATGCCTTAAGATGCTCTGAGAGAACTGAGCCTATTACCGAGAACGGGACTTATGAGGCTCCTGAAGGTACTGGATGGACCAAGGTTACGGTTAATGTGTCTGACAAGAACATCGGACCACACACCTCTACTATTGCGGCAGACGGTACGTACGCAGCCTCCAGCTATGGTAAGGACGGCTTCAGTTTTGTGAATGTCCAGGTGCCAGTCGTAAGTCCGGATGACCCCTCCTACAATCCCGAGAACCCGTATGATCAGACTTCTTGGTATGGCGGCGGAGGACAGGACGATGGCTGCACTGTTATCTTCTATCGTTACGAAGGAGAAAAAGCTCTCCAGACGGTTCATGTCAATTACGGTGAAGACGCAAAATACGACTCTGCAACTTATGGGACGGTGATGAGTAAAGAGCCTAATGAATATTTTGCGGGATGGGATCCTGAACCGACAAACATTACGCACAATACGAAATGCTATGCTGTTTTTAAACAGTTTAAGCATGTCGAGGTCAGCTCAAGAGAAATAACGGACACATGGGAACAGATCGCCGCTAATCATGGATCACAGTATGAGGTTGGCGATTGGAAACTTCTCGATTTCGGCACAGTCACAGTTCCTTTGGATGACGATTATACAGCACCTGTTAAAATCGGAAAGGTTATGATGGTCAAAATCGCAGATGCAGATCCGGTTAAAGGAACGAATTCTACCTGGATGAGTCTGGATTTGGTTAAGTTTCCGAAATTTTCTAGAGGATACAAAACTTGGAGAAAAGAAACTATTAGGAATCTTTTCTTTAAGGGTATACAAACACAGCTGTATTCAGATACTGGATATAGAGAACCCGTGACATTTTCTTTTGAAGACACCGATTTATATAAGTTTTTAAATGGAACTTCGGCAAATAACATTTATATGAATTTACCGGCAGCTCTGGTGTCTAATGTAAAAAGGGTGTCTAAACAGTCAAAAGGAATTCGTTATGTTTGTCGAGCATCTGTAGATGGCACGACGAAGATATCTGGAATAACCTACAATACTGTTAAAACAGTGGCCGAGGTTGTTGATGTTGTGACAACGAACGAAAGTCATAAGTTTTGGATACCTTCTTTTGGGGAGATTTTTGAAAAGAAGACGAACTTCTACTCTAGTTATCCCGGAGAACAAAATAATGTCTATAATGTTTTAAATTCATACAGCAATAGCCTCGATTTTGCAAGAACACTCTTTTCGGCATTTAGCTGTAATGATGACAACTATAATGATTTCTTTTTTAAAGGTGTAAACCCTGCGGATGAACATAATTGGATGAACTTTGTTGCTATTTTGTCAACGGGGAGTGAGTTTATATATCCTTGGCGATCTAGCTCAAGCTCAAAGAGTAAAAGTGATTCTTATCTAAAATCGACAAACCGATTGCTATTGCGAGATATCGGAACCTATTGCTTAAGGAAAGTTGATGACCAATGGGAATATTATGTCCGCTCCCTTTACAATGGGGATGATTCTTGCACAGAATTACTTACATATACTCAGACAATAGATCCTCCCGAAACATCTGCAAGCGGGGAGTGGAGTATGCATATTTTAAACGAAGAGGTTAACTACTTTTTCAGAAGCGATAGAAGATGGAGTAGTCAATCATATCAATATTATTTTCCGATTTTGGATTGGAATAGTCTACTCAATCCGCATGGCATAACTGTATCTGAGAAATCGAGCCCATTAAAAACTTTGGACAGTACGCTCGTCGAGGGATGCTTTCACATAGGATTTTGTTTGTAAGGAGATTGATATTATGAGTTTAAACGAGCCCATAAAGACGCTGGAAAAATCGAGTAATGGGATTGATTTGAAAACAAACTTAATAACTCTATTATTAAGCCTCCTTTCCGATTCAGAATTTGTTGCAGATACAATCCTCGGCTATACGGCTGGAGATTTTTTAAAAAAAGAAGATCTCAATGCCGAATACCAATCAATCGCTGATTCTTTTGAATATATTTTGAACGAAGGTATTACTGGTAGTCTTTACAATAATATTTCAAAAGTTTCAGCGATAAAAGATCAGATTCGTTCAGCGATAAATGACTTATACGGATCGGCCGTTGTTCCTTTAACTGGTGAGATGTCGTATTTTGAAAAATATTCTGAAATAATAACCGACATTCCTGAATATTTGAGAGCTCGAACTCTCGAAGATATTACAGTTGAAGAAAACGGCGAATATGAATCCGACGACGGAAAAGCCTATTCCTCAGTTGTCGTCTCAATTCCTGAAAAGACACTAACTACAAGGGTGATATCAGAAAACGGCACATATTATGCTCAGCAAGATGGGGCCGATGGATATGAGTATGTCACCGTTGCTGTAACGGGTAGTGTCCAAAAATTTACAGTTCGTTTTTGGTCAGAGGATAGACAGCAAATTCTGTACACCGCAATGAACATTCCATACGGTGGATATGCACAATTTGATGCTACATATCCTGAATCAGAGCAGTCTGGCATGTATTTCACAGGATGGAATCCGCAGCCGGTTAACGTCACATCTGATATGGATTGTTACCCGGTGTTTAGTAATGTTCCTTCTGGTGAAAATGAGATAACTGATTCTTGGGAAACAATTGTGGCTAATCGTGGTGCTGGATATCCTTTGGGTAGTTATAAATACATAACTTTTGACCCTTCTTTTGTATTTATGACCCCGACAATATCCTCGGGATTAACTGGCCCGTATTATGGCATTTCCGGCATAAAGCCAATTCAAATGGTAAAGGTGGCAACCGGAGAAGGTGGATCAACATCTACTTGGCTATCTATATCAAACATCTTTGCTGATCTCGGCGCATTTTATGACGTTCTTGATGATCCAACTTCTATAAAAAGCCAAGCGCAAGACGCTTTTAATGGAAAATCAGCTTATGTTGGATTTGCATACATGGTTAGAAGTGGTTATGGAAAAACCGGATGGGCTGATGACCAATTAAGAACTTTTTTGAATGGAGATTTCCTTAATAAACTTCTGCCGCCAGTTATAAGAAATGCCATAGTTTCTGTGCCAAAAGCGTCTGCTGCTATTGACGGTGGATCAACTGATTTCGATATCTTGAGTAATTACCAAACTCGTGATAAGGTGTGGTTACCATCGGTTAGAGAACTTTTAGGAAATTCTAATCGAATTATTCAAAGCGATATAGAGTCTGGGGTCTATGACACCAATAACATGTACAAAAGAAAGTGCTTAGATAATAATACTTATGGCGTGTCATATGACTCAAACATTTTTAGTGATGAACCAATCATATACGGCTCTACGGCTTTGTATCCTTTTAAAGATTATATAAACTTTAAAGATTACACCTCGAGTCATGCATTACCAGAGTATACATATGAGATAAACTGCAGGGACGCTATTCAACGCTATGTTAATTCTAATAACAATGTCGCGTCTATATCACTATCGAGATTAATATATACTTTGGATACGAGTAATACTCATGTCGTTCCGAGACTAGCCGCATCCCAATCAGCGTTTTCGGGTGCTTTCGGCTTCTGTCTCTAAAAACTAAGCTTTTCTCCCTCGGGGCAGTGTGATTTCTTCTCCTTTCTCATGCTGCCCCAGTATTTCTTCGTAAGTTTTACACTCTTCTCTATGAAGAAGGCAGTTACAAATTAACTGTTTTTATGAGGTAAAAGGCATGAAGAAATATTTTGTTATTGTCGTTGACATAACTACAAAGGAGGATTATGAGGAACTAAAGAATCTTATCGGGAAACTTATTCCCGCCAAAAGAGTGAGGTATTTTAAGAGAGAAGACGAGGTTTTAGTGTTTTGTAAGACGTCCTTACGGAAAGCAATGGACGCAACAGATTTACTAATGCATATAACCGACTATGATGTTCAGTTAAGAATATTGTAATCGTTTACATAGCCTTCTTCAAAGTTAAAAGGGTCTACATTGGCCCTTTGCTTTTTGATACCTCATGAAAAACCTTCAAAATAGGAGTAAAAAGATGTATAGGGGAACTACACCGACCTTTTATCTTATGTTAAAAACTGACCTCGATCCAAGCCTTCTTGAGGCTATGTGGGTAACCTTCAAAGCTCCTGGTGTGGAGGTTACAAAAGAGCTTAGCGACGTATCAGTAACGGTTGTAGATCAGGGCGAATATGAGGGGCAGTGGCAAGTTGTATGCCAGCTTACTCAGGATGAGTCCCTTTCTTTCTACAAAGGCTCAGCTGAAGTCCAGATCAGATTCAGACTCTCAACTGGCAAAGCATATGCCACTAACATTCCTAGGGTCGACATAAGAAAGATTCTTAAAGAGGGGGTGATCTAATGCCCACTACTTTAGACATTTATATTCCTCTCGAGGTCTTATCAGACGATGAGGCAATAGAGATGGAAGTTAGTCCGACTGGTGGCACAGGTGGCACATACGATTACAACGAGCTTATAAATAAACCGTCAATTAACGGTGTCCCGCATGTCGGAAACTACGATGAAATTGATCCAACAGTTCCTGACTGGTCAAAAGAACCGACAAAGCCTGCTTATACGGCCGAAGAAGTCGGAGCAATTGATGAAGACAACGAGGTACCATTTGCCGATCTTTTATCGGCTTGGAGAGATGTATTTGGTTAATGAATTCCAAAGGAGGAATAAATAATGGCTTCTAAAGAGTATATTGGAAAAAGTGATGCGCTCTATATCTTTCAGCTGATCGCTGCTGAGCTTCAGAAGTATGTGGTTGCCGTTCAGGGTAAGGGTCTGTCCGAGGAGGACTTTACTTCTACCCTTAAGGCAAAGCTCGATGGTATCGCAGCAGGTGCAGAAGAAAACGTGCAGTCTGATTGGACTGAGGCTGATTCTTCCAGCGATGCGTTCATCTTGCATAAGCCGGATCTCAGTATCTTTGCTCCTCTGGCAAGTCCTGCATTTACCGGAACACCGACTGCTCCTACGCCCACGGCTGGCGATAATAGCACAAAGGTTTCTACCACTGCTTTCGTTACTGCGGCAATTGCAGCAGCCATCTCCGGAGTTACTGGCATCCAGTTTGATGCTGATACTACCGGTCTTGGTTACGTGAGTCTTCTTGATCTGCAGACTAAGCACCCCACTGGTGCGGCAGGAACAATCTATTTGGTTCAGAACTCTGGCTCTGCACCTAACACTAAGGATGAGTACTTCTGGAATAGCAACTCTTCCAGTTACGAACTTTTTGGCACAACTGCTATTGATCTGTCTAACTACCTTCAGACTACTGATGTGGTTGAGGTGAGTCAGGCGGAAGTCCTGGCAGCTTGGCAGAGTGTATTCGGGGCATAAAACCTTCAAAATAGGAGTAAACTATGGCTTCTAAAGAATATATTGGGCTTGAAAGACTAGAAGAAGTTTTTGAGCTGCTCTACGATAAGTTGAAAGATCTCATAGCTGCTGAATATGATGAGACAGAAACATATGCGGGAAACGATATATGTTTCCATAACGGTTTGCTTTATACTTGTAAATATTACACAACTGGAACATGGGACTCCAATGCCTGGGATCAGATATCACTCGGCGACGGTGTTGCAATGCTGGTTGGCGGTTTATCATATCTTCAAACCGGCATGAATGATTTCCTTAGCCAGGTTATCCAAGAGTATGATTCCTCCAGTACGTATAATAAAGGCGATTGGTGCTGTCATGACAGAAACGGTAGGTTAACGTTCTATAGATGCATTAGCGATGCTCCTGTTACCGGAACTTGGGACGTTACAAAATGGGAGCAAAAAACGATAACTTACGCCCTTACAGAAATCACGAATGCCATTTCGCCTCTTCTTGATACTGTAGAAGACATCGAAAAAGTTGCAACGCTTCCAGCAGACGCTGCTCAACATCCAACAACCTTGTATCTCATTGAGGAGAGTTAATCGTGGCTGTTTATCTTGGTTCTACTAAAATCAAAGAATTCTATCTGGGTGCCAGTAAAATAAAGCAGGCTTACCTTGGGGCAAGTCCTTTGTTTGTTAGTGCTCAGCCGGTGACTTACTATGTGGACACGGGTACGTCATATGTTGAGAATGTAGAGCCGGGTCAAACGGTTCTATCACCTCAGTCCTTTACGCCAACAAAGAGCGGTTACACATTTGTTGGTTGGAGAGAAGATACGGTTGCAAGTGGAACGGTCATTTCTTCCAAAGTTATGGAAGATGCTCCAATCACTTTGTATGCTGTATTCAGTCAGACATTTACGCTTACCACGTATAATGGAAGCAATACCGCATCTACAGCTAACGGGAATCAGTACTACAACAACGGAAACATAGTTAATCCGACCTTTACCCTTTCCGAAAATGCTCTATCTGGTTGGAACAAAGCTGGATGGACTACAGACGCTTCTGGCTACACAGCATACCTGAATGACGGGGCAACGGTTACACTTTCTTCCAATTCAACTTGGTACTCGCTCTATACAGCATCTGTCACAGTTACTAAATACACCAATGGGGCAGGTGCCACAGCAACAGAGACAAAGAATCGTGTCGCAAATGTTCATAGTACCACAACCTTCTCGAATCCTTCCTTTACCCTTACGGAGCCCAATCTGTCCGGATGGACGAAGTGCGGATGGGCTGATGCGGCTGACTTCACAGCAGATGTGGCGAATGGTGGAAGCGTCACACTTACGGCAAACAAGACATACTACGCTCTGTATTATGTGAACGTTACTGTCACATACTACAACAATTCCTCCAAGGCAGGAACCTCCACAAAGGCTCGCTATGTAAGAGCTGGGAGAAGCTGGACATTCTCCAATCCGACCTTCAATCTTACTGTCGCGACAGTATCTGGATGGTCTATCAGAGGATGGTCTACTTCCAGTGCCGCAAACGGAGCAATCTCCTACAACAGTGCTACAAACTTCACGCGGGATAGTAATGTCACCCTGTACGCTTCCTGGTCGAAGACCGTTACTGTTTCCTATAACGGTAACAGCAATACCGGAGGTTCTACATCTGCAAGTACTGGTACAGCATATAGAGGATACAAGGGCGATGTTATAAATGCTTCCATTGCTCTTCGGGCCAATGGATTTACAAGAACGAATTATACCTTTTATCGCTGGGCGCTTAATTCTGCGACGGGCACACAATATAAAGCGGGAGCTTCTGTCAGCATAAATGCAAACATCACAATGTATGCGAACTGGCTCCAGACCACAGTCAACTTTGGATATAATGGGAAGGTTCAGACCTTTGCTGCAAAAGCCGGTGTTACCTATCAGCTTAAGGTATGGGGAGCACAAGGTGGAACATTCGGTGGTTCTTATGGTGGCAAAGGAGGATATGCCGTTGGTAATAAAGCGGTAACTGCTAATGCAACATGGTATGTTGTTGTCGGTGGCGCTGGAACTAGCGGCACTTCCAATAATGCGGGTGGCTATAACGGTGGTGGAAATGGTGGTGGAAGCGGATTAGCTTCTTCCGGTGGAGGCGCAACTCATATCGGGCTATCAAACGCAACTCTTGCTGGAACGGCAAAAGCTAATGTTTTAATTGTTGCTGGTGGTGGTGGTGCCGGTTGTGGAACTTATGCAAAAAATGCTGGCGGAACTGGAGGGGGGACCTCTGGCGGTGGCGGAAGCGGAGCGGATGGATATGGAAGTGTGACGATAGCCGGTGGTGGTGGAACGCAATCTACCGGTGGCAGTAACTATTATTACAATAACAGTGGATGGGATACTAAATGGTCGTCTGCTGGTTACGGTGTCGGAGCTGGATATTCTAGCGGAAACTACGCCGATGGATGGTGTTCAACGCAAGCGGGCGGTGGCGGTCTTTATGGCGGAGGATGTAGCGGAACTAGAGGGCAACATGCGCAACATGCTGGTGGAGGTGGATCCGGATACACTGGCGGCGTAACCTCTGGTTCCATGTCTAATGGGCAACGCTCCGGTTCCGGCTATGCCACGATCATAATCTCGTCTGTAAGCTAATTTAAAAGGAGAATAAATCATGAATTATTACAACGTAGTTATCCAGATCAATAGTGCTGGAGAAAGTGCGCAGGCGGTATACAAGTTTGACACCCGTGATGCCGCAATCGCTTCTTTCCACACTGAAATGGCATATGGTATCAACGCCGGTCTGAACGGTGTTACATGTATCGTCGTTGATCAGCAGGGTGCTATTCACATGACAGACAGTTGGAGCAATCCCGCTGCAGTTACGGTAGAAAACGTAGAGGAAGAACCCACTTCGTAAAAAATACCAGCACCATTATGAAGGAGAAGGTGAAACACGCCCTCTCCTTCTTTTCTGGGCCGTTACCTCAGTCGGTTAGAGAACGTGTCTCATAAGCATGACGTCCTGGGTTCGAATCCCTGACGGCCCACTTAAAATTATATTTTAGAAAGGAAGAAATACATGTCTAATTCTAATTTGGTGTGTTATAAGAAGCTTTCTCCAAATTGTACGAAGCCGAGAAATCACTCTATTGACACCATCACTATCCATGTAGTGGATGGCGACTTGACTGTAGAGCAGATCGGTGCGGTATTTGCCAAGTCTTCCAGAGCAGCCTCCAGTAACTATGGAATTGACTCGAATGGACGAATTGGTTTGTACGTCGACGAGGCTAACAGAAGCTGGTGCTCGTCCAACAAAGCCAATGATAATCGTGCCATCACGATCGAAGTTGCTAACTATAAGCCTAAGTCTTCTGGCTATGAGGTAACTGGAGCAGCTCTCTCAGCTCTCATTCTTCTTTGCACTGATATTTGCAAGAGAAACGGGATCGAGAAGCTTGTCTGGAGTGATTCTAAGTCTGATAGAATCAACCACCGTAATGGCTGCAATATGACAGTTCATCGCGACTATGCGGCAAAGGCTTGCCCTGGCGACTACCTTATGAGCAAGATGGCCTATATTGCGGAGTCTGTCAATAAGAACCTCGATGAGGGCGAGAACACCAAGTATAACCCTTACTTGGCGCCTTCGGTTACTGTCACATCTAAGCTGAATGCCCTTCTCCATGGCACCAAGAATTATATTTCTAATGGTGAGGGAGTAATGTGGCTGCAGTGGGAGCTGGCAAGACTCGGATACTACAATATGGATATTGATGGTAAGTGCGGAAATGGCACTGTTACTGCTATTAAGGCTTTCCAGAAGGCGGTTGGACTTACCGAGGATGGTTTGGCCGGTCCTGCAACAAGGAAGGCTATTCAACGAGCTGCATAAACAAGGAGGGCATTCATGGTTATCACAACTCACAACGATATAACCAAACCGGTTGACGGGTCTAATCTTACAGATCCTACTCTGGTGATTAGTCGTAACGCCACCACCAAGACTGTTAAGGCGTCTTTTGACTCTGAAACAGAGGACGGGAAAATTGCCGTGGAACATTTTGGTGTGGTTCATAAGATCAAGGCTCATAACGAAGTGGATTCACAAAATCAAGGCACGTAACGAAGTGTAAAGACGTTTTAGTGAATCATAATAATCAATATTAAGGAGAATGAAAAATGCTTGATATTTTACACAATGGCGTTACTAAGAAAGTAAATGGATCTCCGGAAGATACCAAGGGATTGCTGGTTATCTCTGGTAGGCCGAGATGGTTTGAAGCAGGAGACGGATATAGCGCTATGCTGGCTGATCCGAGAATTACCCCCCGCCACATTGTTAGATCTGCTGTAGCCATGTCTTATGGAATGCCTCAACTCACCAACATCGAAGTCGTAAATGGGTTTGTCAGGTTCAATGCCACCAGCGAAGAGTACACTAGTCTTCGTGGCGCTGAGATCATATGCGAACTTTATAGCCTTGACGCAGCAACAACACCTTCTGGGATCATTGCAGTGTTCAACGATGTTACGGTTTCTTTTACCAATTGGAATGTGACTCAGCTTAATGATGAAGAACCTATCTTTGCTGGCACCGTAGCTGCAAAGATCGAAGACGATAGATGTGCATCGACTTTCGCGACAGTCGCTAAAGACAGTTTTTATATGACGAGCGAAGAAGGCAATGTATCCATTGAGGGTATTAATGAGATCCTCCCTGATGGTCAAATTATCTGTAACGTTCAAGTCGAAGCACCATCGATTTCTGAAGATCCTGTCTTACCCACTTCCGTAACGGATGCAGCTATCGATTTCGCATATATTGCAAACGATAATATCAGGGTCGTCCTCCCCGAAGTTGACGTCACGTGGAGACACCCGTCGGTGGCCCATATCATTGGACAGCCAGCACCCGATGTCAGCGATGTCTATGAAACAACCATCAGTATTGACACGGATGATATAGCTCCTGATTATTTAAGCTTCAAGAAGGTTATCACTGTTCGCGGTGAAAATGGGGAAGAATTCCCGGTTATAGATCCGGGTGATGCGATGAGCGAAAGAACACTCAAAATGTTTAGCTGGGTTGCGAGTATAAATGATACTCGAGCACATATTGATGTAATGTGGACAGGAATGGATACCGAGCCTGAAACCACTAAGCTCGCTGTTGAGATGCTCGTGGCGAACTACGGGCCCTATAAGCAGTAATTCATAAAAGATCTTTGGGAACGTACGGCATAAGTCATTAGAAAGGGGCCGTACATGGTTTAGAGCGGTTGGGTTTCTCTAGACTAATTTAAAAGAGGAAGGAGGTAGTAAAATGTGGTAATTATATTTAACCCAAATCCAACAGGACGAATGGTTGGAGACTGTTCAGTACGAGCAGTAGCCAAAGCCCTTGATATTTCGTGGGAAGAAGCATATCTTAAGATGTGCAAAAACGGGTATCTAATGGGTGACATGCCATCTAGCGATTCTGTATGGGGCGCAGTACTTCGCGAACACGGGTTCAAACGTAAGTCTATTCCTGACACTTGTCCGGACTGTTACACAGCAGAAGACTTCACGATTGATAATCCTGAAGGCACGTTCGTACTTGGATTTGGAGGCCATGTAGCAACCGTTGTTGATGGCCAGATCTATGATTCATGGGACTCTTCCAAAGAAATTCCTTCGTACGTCTGGTACATCGAGAAAGACGAAGGAGGTGAGTAAGATGCCTATGCCGTATGCTCCACCTGGATATTTTGGTCAGATGATGCCACCACAGTATCCGCCAGTGCCCTATTCTTATGGGATGCAGCCGTATAATACGCCACCGCAATCCCAACCTGGATATTCCGCCAGCTACCCTCAGGCTCAAACACCGATGGTAGGGACGCAGCAGCCTCAACAGATTCAAAGCACGTGGGAAGTTATCTCTGTGCAATCCGAGGATGAGGCCAGAAGATATCCTGTTGCGCCGGGGAACTCTGTCACCTTTAAAGATGAGAATCTTCCCTATTATTACACCAAAACAGTTTCCTATTCTCAGTTTGAAAAGCCGAGATTTGAAAGATATTCTCTTGTTAAAGAGGACGCCGACTTTACTGTACCTGCCGTAGAAGTTAGGAGCGAGCCTATACCACAAATGGACTACGCTACTACCGAGGATGTTAGAGCTCTTCGCAAGCAAATCGAAGACTTGGAGGAACTCTTAACTAGACCGCAGGATAAGCCTTCTAATCCACCGAAAAAGGAGGGCAAGTAAATGGATCCTTTTGGGAGTATGAACAACATGGCTACTCAAGCTAGGAGCTTCTTCTCTAATCCTTTCCAGTTCATGATGGAGAAGAGAATGAATGTTCCTCCGGGAGTGGGGAATAACCCGAATGATATTTTGCAGTATCTGCTTAATTCGGGGCAGGTCACACAAGACCAATTCAATAAGGCTTCTAAAGCCGCAAAGAGCCTCCAGTCTAATCCTGAAGTGATGAAGATGTTTGAAGGGGCTCGACGATAGGTATCACTTTCTTTACTGCGCAGAAGAATGTTGATATATTTTTAAACCGGCTATCAATTGGGTGATAGTCGCTCACATGACCGCAAAAAGTTACGCGGTAGAAAGGTAGGTTATTATGTCGCTTACTGAAAATGGCAACGGAATGGTTATGCCGGTAGCTCCTGCTTATGGTGGATATGGATACGGGGGCGGAAGTGCTTTTGGAGGGGACTGGGGTTCTTGGATAATCCTTTTCCTCATTGCTGCTATGTGGGGCGGCTTCGGTAATGGTGGTTTTGGAGGGGGATTCGGCGGAGGCTATGAGTTCCCTTGGCTGTTCAACGGACAGTCCGGAATAAACGCAAACACCAATGCCGGATTCAATCAGGCTGCAACTCAGTCCAGTCTGGCAGGCATTCAGACTTCTCTTACTACAGGTTTTAGTAATGCGGAGGTCTCTGCTTGTAACCGGGCTATGGATGCTATGCAGACCTCTTATACCAACCAGATCGCTAGCATGAACCAGTCTTTTGCTAACCAGCAGGCTCTGGATTCCCGTTTGTACGCTATGCAGTCCGCTCAGGCTGAATGCTGCTGCGAGAATAGACTTGGCCTGGCTAACCTTGGGGCTGATATTGCTAGAGAGGCTTGTGCTGATCGTGCGGCTGTTACTAGCGCTCTTAGAGACGTGCTGGAGGCAAACACTGCTTCTACACAGAGAATTCTTGACACTATGTGCCAGGATAAGATCGACGCTAAGAACGAGAGGATTGCAGATCTGCAGAATCAGCTCACTATGGCTAATCTGGCAGCTTCTCAGGCTCGTCAGACGCAGGATATCGAGAACTTTGTACGTCCTCAGATCAATCCTGCATACATTGTTCCTAATCCTTATGCATACAACTTCCTTAACAATGGATATTCCGGATGCGGTTGCGCCGGCTATGTAGGTTAAGGAGGTGACTACGCATGGCAGAGTTTACTCGTACACCAGTTCAGACTGTGACTATCGGTAACCCTGTTGTGCTCGATACTGTTATCGGGTGCAATAGAGGCTATGTCCTTCACAGAAATGACTCTGGCATTGTAACTCTTCGCGGTATTGTCAATAATCCTAGTGCTTGCTTTGCAAGATACCAGGTGACCTTTAACGGCAATATCGCAGTTCCCACCGGCGGTACTGTTGGGCCAATCTCAGTAGCTATCGCCATCGATGGTGAACCTGTTCTCTCCAGTCAGGCAATTGTCACACCGGCTGCGGTAGAGGAGTTCTTCAATGTAACTAGCACGGCTATCATTACGGTACCTGTTGGTTGCTGCGATACGATCTCTATCGAAAACACTTCTGGAATTGATATTCTCGTCCAGAACGCCAACCTGGTTGTGTCAAGGATCGCCTAGAAAGGAGAACAATATGCATAGACTGTATGATTTAAAGGATAAAGCCATCAAAGAGCTCGAGCTGTATGGTGGCAAGGACCGTTTGGACGCGTCCGACTGGGAGGTCATTGACCTGCTGGCTCATACGACCAAGAACCTGTGTAAGGTGATTGAGTCTTATGAGGAAGAAGAGGAGTACTCTAACCGTGGTGGATATTCCAACCGGAGAATGTACTCCAGAGACAATATGGGCGATCGTGGAAGCTATGCTCGTAGACGTGACTCCATGGGTAGATATTCTAGAGAAGGTGCGAGAGATGATCTTATGGACAATCTCCACAGTCTCATGAACTCTGCTCGTACGGAGGCTGAGCGTCAGGAGTATCAGCGCATGATCGACCGTATGGGAGACATGTAACTTATTAAGTAGTCAAAAGGAGGACTAGCACAATGAAAGACAGAATTAATTTGGATTTTTTCAAGGCGGCTCTTATTAGAGCAATCAAGACAATCGCACAGACGGCCCTGGGTATGATATCCGTAGGCATGGCTATCTCTGAGATTAATTGGGGGTACGTCGTGAGTGTTAGCGCGGTTGCTGGCCTGGTATCCTTACTGACGTCCATTGCGACTGGTCTTCCGGAGACTACCTATGACGGTACTATCATCAATGGTACGAACGGGGTGTTCTTTGACGGGCTTGATCAGGCCAACCTGGATAAGAGTAAGCTTGTCTTTAAGGTTAAGACCCTGGATAAAGAGACGGACGAGGCCTTTAACGAGGTAATTAAGAAGTAAAATATTTGAGGGGGATTTGGTAAATTTTACCAGTCCCCCCTCCCTGTTCGTAATTTTTACACCATCCATTATGCAACTAATTGTTATATTTAAGAAAGGAGTAAAAATATGATTGGAGGAAAATTACAGAGAAAAGCTGATGCACGCTTTGAGAATGTTAGCTTCGATAGCTATAAGGATCTCGTGAAGTACACCAGAGAGAACTTTAGAGGTAAGGTTACCCTATGGTATAATGGCTGGGATCTTTGCGGAGACGTAGAAATCGAGTTTAGCTGCGGGGTGGATTCAGAATTTAAGAATAAGTATTTGAACTTTGTTGGTATAACATTAAAGTATTGCTAAAAACTTTTGGGGCTTTTGCACGGCCCCAAGTTTTTTCGTAAGTTTTACACCCTCCATTATGCAACTATTAATGCAATTTCTTTTGAAAAGGAGAAGAAAGTTATGGCATGGAATGATGTATTGGAAATGAATCCAAAGTTTGCAGGAGCTAACTACACTCCAAAGGAGGTAGCAGAGAGACTCGGCATTAACGTCGTGAACGTGTATCACTATATTGATATTGATGAGCTTGTAGCACTGAATATCGGCAGGGGATCCAAGAGAGCAAGATGGATCATTGCTGAGGAGGATGCTGAAGATTTCATTAAGAGATATAATGAGCGTAAGGCGGTTGTCGAATCTGCTAAGGAGGTAGAGGAGGTTCCGGCAATAGAGGAGACTAAGAAGAAAGATGCTGTAAATAAGGAAGCACTGTTAAGAAAGGTGTATTACATTAAGGAGGCAATGTTAGACTTGAGCGTAAGGCTCGAGGAACTGGAAAAAGAACTGGAAGAAGAGTTCTAAAACCAAGAGGGTATCTTGTGATATTTTACAAGTGCCCTCGTAACTTTTACACATGCCATAATGAAGCTGTTAACAATGTTTTGAAAGGAGAACTAAAATGATTAAATGGAAGAATGTGAAGCTTAGGTACAAAGGTACTTCTGAACTTTGTAGACTGTTGGAGTTTACGAAGATCAATGGAGTCCTCTGCGCAAGAGCAATCACATACCGGAATGGTAAGAAAGTTATCATCGGTGCTCCAGCGAGACAGTTTGAGCTTATTTAAGAAAGGAGAGAACTATGAAGAAACTTAGAGGTTATCTTACTCCGGAAGGATATCTTGGAGAAATCAAGAGAGATGTCTGGAAGATGTTCCCCACTGAGGAAGAGTGGGTGGAATATAAGAAGGACAATCATCTTGAGGATGAAGAGAATTCTGAATCTGAAGAGTAATAACTTCGAGGGGATGTTTTACAAGTCCCCTCCTTTTTTCGTAAATTTTACACGTTCCTATATGAAGAGGTAGAACACTTTAGTAGTGTTCTTATTTAAAGGAGGATAAAAAATATGAAGAAAATTTTTACGAATCTTATCGACAATGGTATGACTTATCTGGTAGCAGGGTTTATCGGATACGGATTTGCAGAATGGTTCGATGGATCGGATCTGGATATGTGGATATGGAACAATCTGGATAGATCAACGTACGGCTGCATGTTTGTAGCGATGACGATTGCTGTTGGTATGACTGTAACACTGTTTATTGAGGACGTATTTGTTACTTATATTAGAGCTAAAAGAAACAAGAATATTGACGTTTAATCGTTTATCCTCTTCAGAGAGGCAAGGTCTTACATAGACCTTCCTCTTTTACAAGTCCCCATTTTTTTTTTTTTTTTCGCAATTTTTACACTTTCCATTATGCAACTATTAATTGCATTTTAAAGGAGGCTTTTATGTTTGAGAACAAGTTGACAAAAAATGGCGGCATTCATTACTCAAGGTATATCGTGTCTTGGGCAAAAGCTGCACCCATTGACGAGAATCTGCGTCATTCCACAGAAGTATTTTATGGAAAAGAATTTAGGGACTGGCTTAGATCCGAAGGGTGCACTGAAGATGAGGTCCGCGATATATTTGAAATGGCGACCAACGGAAAACTTGAGCTTGAAGAAAGTGCAAGAAGATTTTTAAAAAATGCATAATTATTTTAAAGAGGATTCTGCAAAGATCCTCTTTTTTTCGTGAGTTTTACACACGCCATTATGCAACTATAGATATTCTTCAAAGGAGGATAAAGTATGAAGAACAAGATTAAGAACTATATGACAAGTACTATGACTTGGGGTGGATATTGGAAGTTCACAGTCATCGCCTGCCTTATCGGAATGATAATTACGGTAGGCGAGATCCTGTGTGTCTTCGGAGATGTCATTTCCTGGCCGTGGGAAAAGAAAAAAGTTAAATCTGTTGAAGACGATGAAGAGTAAATAGGTAGGGTCTGGATATTTGTAGATTATACATTTATCCAGATCTTTTCATAAACGTAATTTTTACACTTTCCATTATGCAACTATTAATTTTATATTTAGGAAAGGAGTAAATATGGACGAAAACAAAATGTCGCGTGAAGAAGAGATTAAGGAATGGTGGAACACTACCGGAAAAACTGTTTTTAAATGCGTAGCATGCTGCGGAGTTGCTTGGCTTTTTGGATACATCAAAGGAGCAAGCACCACAGTTGATATGTTTATTAAAAATGGTAGGTTCGTAACCATCGAGAAGAGCGATTCTACGTACGACGAGGATGATGCTGACGATCCGGAATTGCTCGAATTAATTAAAATGGAGGAGGAGCAGGACAAGGGCTGTACTTAGGCCCTTTTCTTTCGTAAATTTTACACATTCCATTATGCAACTATTTATTATATTTTCTGGTAAGAAAGGAGAACTAGAAATGAAGCGTAAGGTTAACGGAAACGGAAGAGGTCTTGGTGTTGCTGGAGTAATTGCTGGCATAGCAGCCGTCGCACTTGGAGGCGGGGCACTGTATGCTAGTAAGAAGCCCAAGTACATCAAGGACGAAGAAGAGGACTATCCGGAGCTCAATAACTGGTACACCAATACTGGAGATGAGGACGAGGAGTAGTGCAAAGGCTGAGGGTCTACATGGACCCTTGGCTTTATTCGTAAATTTTACACGTTCCTATATGAAGAGATATGGAAGTTCAAATGGTAGAACGCCGATGTAAAAGTCGGAAGGTGCGGGTTCGAATCCCACACATATCTTTTCTTTTTTTTTCGTAATTTTTACACATACCATAATGCAACTATTGATATTTTGAGAAAGGAGAATAAAAGTATGATCACTATTATTTCAATTATTGCCTTATTCGTTATCCTGGTTGCTATTGTCGTAGGGTTGACAGTAGCACTTGGAATCGGAGCTGGGCTGTTGGCAGTAGCGATCGACTTGGCAATTCCTGTAGCAATTGTCGTGTTGGTTGTATATTTAATTAAACTTTTTAAGAAAAGAAAGGGGTAAAATGGACAAGGAAACTAAACAACTTGTGATCAAGATTTGCGCAATTTGTGGTGTTTCAGGTCTGGCTATCGCATTACTTGGCGATGCAGGACTGATCATCACATTCTTGTGTATAATCTTGTTCGCGAGGAATTAGGGGCTTTACATTTGCCCCTTTCCTTTGTCCTTAATTTTTTATATTTTAAAGGAGGTTTGTACAAAATGGCAACAGAAACTGTAAAGATCGAGATTCACAAGGAATGTAAGTGGTGCGGAAGATACTTCTCGCCCGACAGAAGCAATCAGAGGTATTGCTGCCAGGATCACCAGATCAAGGCCAATAACTATCGTAGGCAGTATGGCGATGATATCATTCTTAAACCTAAGAAGGCCATGTGCGATAACATGAAGAAGATCTCAGCAATCGCCCGCGCAGCTCGTGAAGAAGGTATGAGCTATGGTAAGTACGTAGCTAAGTATCTTCTTCCGGGGTCTAATTCGTAAATTTTACACTTTCTATCATGAAACTATTTAACTTGCTTAGAAAGGAGCAAAAAGATGGAAATTAATAAGAAAAGTAGACATTGGCTGAGTTTGTTTATCGGTAATATGGTATTTTCCGGAGCATCTGCAGAAGAGCTTAGTAGAGTTATTACATATTCTGCATATGTGATGCACGGAGAAGAGCCGGAAGATGACATTCAGGATTTGATCGACAAATATCCGATCGAGCCTGAGAAGTAAGAAATAGTATCATCAGCCTTTGGGCGTTTGTAAAATTTGTACAGACGCCCATTGGTTTTTGAAAGGAGAATAAACCATGGATAAGAAAGAGATTCATAGAGTTAATGACTGGCTTGATGACAAAACGAAAAAGGAAGGATGCACCAAAAAGCAAGTCGAACTTCTTAGAGAATATAAACAGCTTTTTGCTGAGTTCGGAAGGATCGGTGTTTTGGCATATTTCTTAACTGTTAGACTTGGCGTAACGGATTGCCAAAAAATGATGATGTCAGTTTCTGATCAGCGCGATTATATTTATAGTGTCATGTGTGATCTTAAGAAATATTCTCTCGATAATGATCTGGTTCCAATGTTCAGAAAAAATATCAAATCGCTTAGACAACGCGTTGATCATGTGTTCAGAATTTGTACGGAAGAAAATCTTCGGCTCACTAAATATTATCCTTATTTTAAGGAGACCGGATTCGATCAGCTTATCGACTTCAATTTAAAGTACTCAGACGGCCCTGATTCAGTATTAGACGTTTTAATTCCAAAGATTGAGGCATGGAATGCTGAACATCAGGACGATATTGATAAGCACATGGAAAGCGTTCAGCATGAAATAGAGGTCAGAGATGCTCATCGGCAAAAGATCAGAGACGAAATAAAAGCCGAAAAAGCTAAAGCTGCAGAGGAGAGAAAGAAGGCTCGTGAAGACTTAAAGGATATCAAAAAGTTCCATAAGAAAGAAGCAGTGAATGACCGTGCTATGGAACGTAGCTATAGGCATTTATATTTAGATGCCGAAAAAGACCCTAAAGGACTTGGGTATACAGCCATTAAGTAAAGGAGAAAAATATGTCTATTTTAATTTTATGGATCTTGGTACAACTTAATGCCCCGGTTTGGACTTATATTCTGTGGGGCATTGCTATGGCTCTTCGTGTCCTTAAAGATGATTAAAACGGAGGAAAAACCATGACTTATAAAGAAGCTTACGACGTTCTTAAAAAAGAAAAAGAAGATGCTGAAGAAACTCTTTGTCTGCGGGATATGGAAATGGCAATTGAATTAGAGGAAGCTAAGTCTTATATTTCGGCGCTTGGTGTGGCAATCAACTTAATTGAGCAAAAGATAAAGGAGGAAAACCATGACAATTAATCAGATGCGGGCTTATATTCTGGACTCCTACCCTAATGCCAGCCAAAAATGGCGCAGTAAAGTTCTGGATATGCCCACAAATCAAATAGTAGCGATCTATACGTCCATTCTATCGCGGCAGAGTTCCAATAATCGATCTGAGGGCAATTCTAAAAAGGAAGACTACCACCAAATTGATATTTGGGAGTTCTTAGCTTCTAGCGATGCCGGGAATGAGGATGCGAAGGGATCTCACACTGATATTTCGGTAAATTCGTAAATTTTACACTTTCCATCATGCAACTATTAATCAATGCTTTTTAAGTAAAGGAGAGTTATTATGAAGTATTTTACTGCTAGTAATGCTGGGAGAGTTGAGCGGTTGATGGAAAGCTGCAAGCGTCTGATGGACAAAAGCATCAAGACCTGCGTAGACATGGATACTATCAAGACATTCGATAGTAATACCCTGGATCTACTGAAGGATATGATGAGCATGTTCGATGAGACCTGCGGACTTGCCGTTGACATGGCTAAGCAGCTCGATGAGCAGTCGGAGATGCTTACTGACATGACGAACAAGATGGAAAGCATGCAAAGTCAGAATGAGGAGATTCTGAGGTTGCTGAAAAAGAACAAAGAAAAGGAATGATATTCCAACCTTTGGGCGTTTGTAAAATTTGTACAGACGCCCATTGGTTTTTGAAAGGAGAATAAACCATGGTGGAATTAGATCTTACAGCAGCGATTGACAAATTATGTCGTGGTGAGGCAAGTGAAAAAGAACAGAAAGTGTGCGGAATTGTCCTCAAAAACATGATAACCAAAAATGGGCATGAGGACAAAATGAAGAACACCATCGATAAAGAGACTGTCGATAAAATCTACGCATTGATGCATGAGAAGGGTGTCTCAACGTCCGAGATTTGCAAAAGGTTAAATGCGAACTATATGTGCTTTAAAGCTATGCTGGATGGAAAGCAGCCCTGCTATAAAGGATGGCGGAAAGAAATAGCAGATATTTTAAAGGTAGATCAAAAAGAACTTTTTAAATAAAGGAGATTAAACCATGAGCACAATAACTGTTGGCAAATGCTTAAAAGACGTTATTAGCATGGGGGAAGACGTAACAATATTAAAGATGCGCCCCGGGACTATATTTAAAGACTCGGGTTCATACGATGTTCTGGTTAAGCATTCTAAACATTGTATGACCGACTATGATGTGCCGTATGAGATACAACAAAAACCCATATTAAGTGTCGGGCTTCACGCAGATTTTCCAAATGAGATCGTCATATACACCACTTAAATTTAAAAAGGAGATAAACCATGAATGAAAAAGAAATCATAGCAATCCTTAACCAAGTCGAAGCAACGATGAATAAGAGACTTAAAGAGAACGCCATACTGTCCCCGATTGATGTAATGAATGAGATTTGTCAAAATCTTGGAATACCGACAACTGACGAAATAATTAACGCTCCCTATACCTATTGGATTCCTACTTCTGAGAAGATGCCCAAAGATGGACAGTCCGTTTTGTTCTGTGATATTGATGGCGATATTATGATCGGTTATCACATTAAAGGCAGACCTAACACGCACTTTTCGCAAGAAGGAACCATTGAGGATGTGAAAAACATTAAGGCGTGGATGCCACTTCCTGAACCGTATAAAGGAGAATAAACCATGAAAAGAAAAGATCTTCTAGTAATTGATGATCCATTGCAGGACCTCATTGATATGCAAAATCAACCTGGGGTTTTTAAGCCGACTCCTTTCATGGAGAAATGCGGATCTATAAATTTCCTTGAAAGGCAACTCAATAAGCTGAGTGACGGTGTCGCGTTTGAAGTGGAGACTTTCCAAGGAAGTGGTAGATACGAACTTAGGGCCTATTGGGCAGCTGATGGCAGACTCGTTAATTCAAAGACCTTTTACAGTTTCTCGAGACTGTATGACGCTCTTATGGAAATGATATTTCGTCAGATAAGGATAAGAGTCCTCAATAAGTTCTTTGCTGCGAAACATGGGTCTTACTACCCTGTAGATTTTCAATAAAGGAGAAATAAACCATGACAGATCAATATTTAGAAAAAAGAGTTGAAGCTCTTGAAGAACTGGTTAATAAGACCATTGAGCTTATTAGAAAGGGGACTGCCGATCAAGAAAAAACGCAAGAGCTTATTATTCTTGACAAGATAAGAGCCGAGATAATGGATACTGGGGCATATGAACAAGAAGTTCGTGGAAAAACAGAATTTCTTAAAGGTATCAACTATTGCCTTGGCATTATTGACAAATATAAGACAGAAAGTGAGGCTGACAATGGATAAATATGTAGTTAGTTTTGATAAGTCTAATGAAGATGTCCCGGTGCTTGTCGTTAGCCGCGAGAATTACTTCTCGATAGGAGGGCCTTCAATTGATATTGTAAAGGTCATAACCGGCGATGAGGCTGTTAGGATTTGGGATGATCTTACGAAAAAGACCAAAAAGTGAGGGCAAGGAATGAAAAAGATACGACTGTTCTCTGCCAAAACAACAAAGGGCATTGAGGGTGTAAATGCAGAACTGTATGTCAACTTCTATTTAGTGCTGAATAAGAATTACATTTTCACATTTCTTATAGATGCTCCGAATTTGTCGTGCAGTGATAGGCACCCTATAAAGTTGTGGAAACAATTTCTGATGATGCTTGAAGAAGAAAACGTTAAATACATGCGTAGATATGAAAAGACTATAAAGAGAGGATAAACCATGAAAGAAAAGATCTTGAAAGTTAAGAACCTTATGACCAATCTCAGGAACTGGAATGACTGGGATATTAAGCACTACCCTTTGTCTCAGGATGAAGCCGAAGTAGTGATGGATGCATGTCTTAAGATGGTGCCTATGAAGCTAGCTAAACTTGAGGCAGATCCTAAGGTGTGGCCAAAAGGATATTATGACGTCTGTCCAAATGAAGAATGCGGACAGAAAGTGCTCGGTGATATTCGTTTCTGCCCTATGTGTGGTCAGGCATTTTTGAGGGAGGGCAAAAAGGATGAGTTACTATAGCGCTGAAGATATTCGTGAGGGTATGGAAAAGATGAAAGCTGCTATGGAAACAAATGTGTTACGTGCAGCAGAGACTTTAGAAGGAAAAATTGCAAAAGAAGACGTCGTAAACCACCCGTCCCATTACGAGACCGGCAAGTTCGAATGCATCGAGGTTATGGAGGAAGTGATGGGCGTGGAAGCTGTTAAGAATTTCTGCATTTGCAATGCCTTCAAATATCTCTATAGATGTAACCGTAAGAACGGACTCGAGGATATTAAGAAGGCTAAGTGGTACCTCGATCGTTATATTAAACTATCTGAAGGAGAGGATAGGTAAAATGGATGTCGTGGTTTCGTTCATGTTCGGACTGATATTTGGAGTTCTGATCGTTTCTGTTATCTCTGTTGTTAGCGAAGGCAACAGAAAAGAGGAGGAGTGGAATGAAAAGAAAGGAAAAAGATAATTCGTAAAAAATACACGCAGCTTTATGCAAGAAAGGAGGTTTTGCGATGAATAGAAAGTTGAAGAAGGAATTCGAGAAGGGAACTTTGGAGGAGCTGAAGAGGCTTCAATCGGAGATGAGCTTGCTTGATCCGGCTTCCAACGAGTACAAGGAGTTGCTGACCAGGTACAATGATCTGGCGAAGATCGTGAATGATAAAACCACGAACGACGTCAAGACCAAGAACACCTGGATCGACAACATCTGTGGATTCGTTGGGATCGCGGCAAGTGTGTTCTTCCCGGTTGTCCTTGGAAGACTTCCGAGTCCTCAGGCTTGGAATTTCTCTAAGAACAAGCAGAGACATAACTAACTGATGGCGAGCCTTTGGGTGTTTATAAAATTTGTACAGACGCCCATTGGCTTTATATTTTTTAAAAAGGAGATTAATTATGAGCATTTTAAGAAGCTACAAGAGAAACATGGCTAAGGCCAAGATGCGCAAGAGAGGCATGAAGAAGCTCTTTAAGAACAATTTCTTCGCCGTAAACTGGCACGAATATGTGTAATTCGTAAATTTTACACATTCCATTATAGAACTATATTAACAATTTTCTTGAAAGGAGAATTATTATGAAGCTGTTTAACAAGAATGATGTTGAGGTGGCTGAGGTTGTTGAAGGAACCGAGGTCGTCGAGGTTGAGAAGGGTTTTCACCCTATTCAGAAGGCTAAGAGTTTGGCCGCTGCTCATCCTAAGGCAACAAGAGTCGTTGCGGGCGTCGCTGCTGGGTTAGCGATTGCTGGAGCAACTCTGGTAGCTCTGGGAAAGAAGGCGGTACTCGAGGACGAGGATGAGTACGGTGATGACTATCTCGACGAAGACGATGAGGAGATCTTTGACGAGGAAGTCGCTGCAGATGATGAGGCAGCAGAGAACTAACTGAAAATTGAATATGGTAGCCTTTGGGCTGTTTGTAAAATTTGTACAAACGCCCATTGGCTTTTCTTTTGGAAAGGAGCGTAAATGAATTATTTAACTGCTATCAAAAATGGTGTAAAGAAACTTCCCTCTATTGGCAAGACTGCTCTGACTGTGATGGATAAGAACTCACCTGCCATTCTTTCTGGTTTCGCACTTGCTGGTGTCGTAGGCACTGCGTTCTTCACTGCAAAGGCCGGCCCTAAGGCTTACAGAGCTATTGAGGCAGAGAAGCAGGCAAGAGAAGAAGAGCGTATCAAAGCTGCTGACAGTTCTGCATACGCGGCAGAAAAGATTGCAGATCTCGCTCCGGTTGAGTTAACTCCTTGGGAGACGACTAAGCTTTGTTGGAAATTTTATATCCCTGCAGGACTAACAATGCTTGGAACCGGTGTGTGTATCATCTCTGCACAGAAGATCAACTCTAACAGACTTTCTGCCCTGGCCACAGCGCTTAGCCTTTCTGAGACCGCAAGAAAGGAACTTGAGGAGAAGGTGTCTGAGAAGCTTGGCCCCAATAAGCTCGAGCGCTTTAAGGATGAGATTGCTCAGGATAACGTGAGCAGAAGCGATGCTAACTGCGAGTTCGTTTATCATACCGGACATGGTGATGTGCTGTTTAAGGACGAGTGGAGCGGAAGATATTTCTATTCTTCTAAAGAGCACATCGACCGGACCGTTAATGATCTTAACTATCGTCTCATTGGAGGAGAGTATTATATTTCTCTGAATGAGTGGTATATGGAGCTCGGTCTGCCGCCTCTTAGACAGGGTGGAGAAATTGGTTGGGATCTGCATCACGTCGGTATGATCGAAGTTAGTTATCGTCATTGCGAGTGGACTGATGATGGTAAGACATCTTGCGCAGTTCTTGAGTATGATGTCTCTCCCAGATATTCCTACACTGATGACTGAAAGAAAGATCTAGGATTCTCCGCTTGGATGTGTCCTAGTATTGCTCAGTGGGGTATGTACGTTTAATATTCTCTAAAACTTTGTTCGCTAACCAAATTCTCCTTTAAAGATTAGTTGCAAACCTCCATTTGTCATTAAAACCCTAGCGAACAGAAGCGAAGCGTAAAGCAAGCCTTGGTTATATGGTCACATCCGGAAGTTGTCCAAGGCATAAAAAAGGAGACGGAATATGTTTAACAAAGTCGCAAAGAATCTCGGTGAAGAAGCAGCAAAAAGTGCGATCAATACCGTAAAAGATACGGCTAAGAACGATATGGTAGGTACGCTAAAGAAGCTCACGCCAATCTTGGGTCTTTTCGCGCTTTATATTTGCTTCAACCATAAAGAAAGGACCGTTAAGCATCTTACTCTTATGGATGGCACCGATGTCTTTTTGTTTTAAGGAGGCCACATGAGATATATTAGTTTAAACACTAATCGACAATTTAATATGGAACCCAACAATGATATTTCCAAAGAAAGGAAGAAAACCATGAATAAGAACACTATCGAAACTATTAAGACTCTCGCTGGACTTGTTATCTCTGTAAGCGTTGGAACCGTTGTCGGCAATGTGTTGCATATGTCTACTCCCAAGGACGCCACTAAGCTTGGTCGCGCTCTGGCATATGTTGGAGGAGCTTGCATCGAAGGTCTGGTTGTCGCTCATGCACAACTGGAGGCTGAAGAGAAGATCGATGCTGCTGTTGCAACTTTCCAGGAGGTTGTAGCTGAAGATGATGAGACTGAGGAGGAAGAATAATATGAAGAAGATTGATCCTATTTATATTTCTAATGCTGTTGCTTGGGTTGGTATCAGCGCTGCTGTGATCTATGGTATCAAGAAGACCGGGCGTCTCACGCCGCTATTTGCTTTCGCTTTTGCTCCTATAATCAGGGCAGTGGCAACCGAACCGACTGCCAAGAACATCATCAACTATGCAAAGGAGGCTGCCGATGGCACAAATTGATATTCCTAACCTTCCTTCTAACTCCTATAAAGCTAGAGCCGAGGTAAATGTCGAGGAGAAGAAGGAAGTCAAGGAAAGACCGAAGGAGGCGATCCCCGTAGTTAAGGGGACGGTAGTAAGAAAAGAGCAGTCCAAAGCTCGTAAGGCATGGATCCGGTTTGTTGGCGAGGATCTGCCGGATGTTAAGGACCATTTCCTTGACGATGTGCTGTTCCCTGCAATCCGTAATATGATATTTGAAGGTATTACTGATGGGCTCAGTATGCTGCTGTTTCACGAAGTAACAAGGGGGCGCGGTAAGAATGAAAAGAGAAACTATTCTAGCTACTCATATTCTGGGAGAAACCGCAGTCGGGATCGTGATCGTAGGGACGATTATTATGATGAAGAAGATCGTAAGAAACCCTCAATCGATGATGTTATTTTATCGAGTCGTCAGGACGCTGAAAACGTCTTAGAAGATCTCCGCGACTATATCGACGACTACGACCAGGTTTCCGTTGCATATTATTACGGTCTTTGCGATGTAACTCCAGACTATACAGACGAGTCCTGGGGTTGGGACAGCCTTAAGACCGCTAACATCACTCATGCAAGAGGCGGGTATAGGATTAATCTGCCTAGGCCGAAGCCTCTTAGCTAATAATGAAGGGAGCTAAACTAACATGGATATTTCTATTCTTAACTGGGCGAGGCTTGAGGCAAGTGCTCTTCTTGGCGTTATGAGCGCTGACCCCGAGCAAAAAAATCTTGACTATGTCGAGCCGGCACTTAACGGAGCTTTAGATGCGTTCGAGACTCTGGTAAAGGCCACCATTGATAACGATGGGGCTAGCAACTACGCAGCATACACCACTTCCCGCGTTTTCTTGGGCCGGCTTATGAAGGAACTCCCACTCGTACCGTTGGAAGACAAGAAGCCTAGTGAGTGGGTTGATATGCCTGAGAATGCACCCAGTTACTTTAAGGGTGCCAAGCAGCACACCAGATATAATGATCTCATCAAGTTCGATGCCGCAGATGGTCCCGTATATCTTGATCACAGCCGGTTTGTGCTTTTCAATGTCGGTGACGATGTTGTCCGCGAGAACTATCTGGCAAGAGTGGTGGCAGAAGAGGGATTCCCTGTCAAGATGCCTTACCTGCCTTCTGAAAAGAAGATCATTATATTCTATGATGAGCAGCAGTTTGGCACTGATCATGTGATCGCCGTAACGCACTATCTGCGTGAGGGTAAGCTGATTCCTGAGAAGATCGGTAGATTCTTTAAGGAGACGCCCGCTGATGAGTGCGACTATAATCTCGGCGAGTATGGTAAGTACGTCGAGATCGATAAAGAGAAGTTCAAGGCCCTGATGGTCAGAATCGAAAAGAACACCAAAGCAGCCCAGAAGGAAGCTGCAGAAAAGGAGCAGAAAAATGAAACTGAAGTTAATGAGTAATATGTTTTTGAATAAGGTGAAGAGCCATTCCCCGGAACTGTGTCTGGCAGCAGGCCTTGGTCTTATGATCACCGGTGGCGTTGTGGCTGCCATTAAGACCAGAAAGCTGGATGACGTTATCGAGGAGCACTCACTTGCTCTGGACGATATTGATGCGTCCTATATCGTTACCAACGCAGAGCACTGCGGCGAGGAGAAGCTTCCCGTTAAGGGCGACGCAAATTATAAGGAGTATCGCCATGATATTATCATGACCTATAAGGATACCGGTGTTGCTCTGGTTAAGATGTATGGTGTGCCTGTTGTTCTGACTGTTGGCGGTGTATCCCTGGTGTGTGCTGCATACGGCATCATGAAGAAGAGAAACGCACTTCTTCTGGGTGCTTATTCTGCACTTGAGGCATACAATAAGCAGATCCTGGAAAGAGTCGACGAAGTCTGCAGCGATGACGACAAGGCTTATATTCGTGACGGTATTAAGAAGGAGAAGCTGGAAGTTACCGAGGTCGATGAGAAGGGCAAGACCAAGAAGCATAAGGAAGATGTCCTGACCGTCGCTAACGGCATTGATTCTCCTTACACCCTCTTCTACGGTGGTGGATACGGTAACTCTTCTGGCGATCCGGATGATGATAAGTTCGTTCTTATCTCCCTCCAGAACCAGTTCAACGATCGTCTCCGCAGCCATGGCGTGGTGTTCCTCAATGAGGTTCGTGACGCTCTTGGCTATGAGCCTACTCAGATCGGTGCAGTAACAGGTTGGGTGTATAATGGAGATGGCGACAACTTCATTTCCTTCGGCATTGGTGACATGTTCGACGACAGAGGCCACATGCCTGTTACCACTTTCTCTGACGCAGCTGTTCGTTTCATCAATGGATATGAGCAGGTGGTCCTTCTGAATTTCAATGTTGACGGCGTTATCGTTGACAAGATTTGAAGTTTGGATATTGTCGGTTCGGGAACGATGAGAGATATCTTTGACTTCCCGTACGGACGGCCCGTCATGAGAAAGGAGTAAGTATGAGCAATATTGTTCACAACTACTTAGAAAACAAATCTATACAACTTGATAAAGTGATTGGGGAGAAAAAGACAATGGAATTCACACCTAAGGACGCTATTGGTCAGGCAAGTATTCTTAAGGCAGACGAGGACAGACTTAAGGAGATTGCTAAGGCATTTGCCAAGAACGAGCAGCGAATCGTTGTAAAAGAAATCGACACTGATATTCTGATGGAAGAGGTTAAGCGCAGATTCGACGCTCTGCAGATCAAGATCAACAGCATCAAAAATGCAATGGGAGAGGAGTAATCAAACCATGAGATATTCAACAGTTATCGCATCATTCTTAACAGGCGCAGCAGCAGGCAGCCTTGCTACATTCTTCATCTCTAAGAAGTACTTCGAAGACAAGGCCGATAAAGAAATCGCAGAGATGAAGGAGTTCTTCCGCTCTAAGCTTAAGAACACCCCCGCAAACGACGAGTACGATCCTGAGAAGTATTCTGTCGAGGAGATCCTTGATAAATTCTGCCGTAACACTTTCGGTGAGTCCTTCAACATCAAATTCAGCGAGGAAGACACAGAAGAAGATATCCCCGACGAAGAAGGTGTTCTGGAGCAGCAGAAAAACGACGAAGCTGAGTACCGTGACGTTACCAAGCGCTACAGCGGCGGAACCGTGAATGAGCCTGATGGCCCTTCTGATGAGGAGTCCTATCATGGCGAGGATGAGGAAGAGCTCTTAAGAAAGATCGCAACCCCTAAGGAAGGCCGCCGGATCATCGCACCTTACGAAGTATCTCTGGTAGAGTTCGAAGACGGATCTCCTGCTTTCGACCACACCTGCCTTACCTACTACATGGCCGATGAAGTAATGCTCTACGATGCTGACTATGAGAAGGTTGACGACGTTCGTAGACTGATCGGCCAGGCTGGTATTGACGCTTTAAATCGCCAGATCGCGGCTAGGGGCGGTTGCTTCTATATCTGCAACAAGAATTTCGGACAGATGTATGAGGTTCAGGTCGTTGATGGCAGCAGTGGTGAAGCAGAGAACTTCGAGGCCGGCTTCGTTAACGAGTAAACATCCGCGAAGAAGGAGTAAGACATGGATTTAACTATTCGTGATAGGTACTTCTTATTTCTTCTTGATAAAATCAGAACTGGTGTTGACTCATGCGAAAACTATTTGGAACTGTTAAGACGTCTGTTTAAGAAAGAGTTCTATTATATTCTTGAAATGGACCGAAACAGATCTGAAGATGGCAAGTGTCTCAGAGAGGAATTCCTTCACGCCTTTGAACTTGAGGATGTGGACGAGGACCTCTCTGGACCTGCCACTATTTTGGAGGTTCTGATCGCTCTTGCTGAAAGGTGCGAAAATGATATTGTTCACGAGGATTTGGAGGGAAATAGGGCTCCTGAATGGTTTTGGAAGTGGCTTGATAATTTGGGCCTGCTTAAATTCACCGACGAAACAATTGTCGAGTGGCTCCCTACAGGGGAGCTTGATGTTTGCCTCGAAAATTGGATGGAGCGTAAGTTTAAGAAAAATGGTGAGGGTAGTCCATTCCCCATTCATTCCTCTAGCACCATTGATGTAAGAAAAGAAGAAATTTGGAGGCAGATGATCTACTGGCTCTATGAGAATGTGATATTCTTGGAGTCAGACGATCCACCACTTTCTGTTTTTGACATGAAGTGATAAAAAGAAAGGGCAAAAACTATGTTAACTTTTTATGTGTATTTCATAACTAAGGATGCTCGGAAGAAGTATAAAGAGCACCTTAACGAGATCATCGACTATATTCGTTATCGTAACGGAATAGATGATACGATGTTTAGTTGGAATCTGGGCACTCTCGGTAAGTTTGCTTCTTTGGACGTCACTGCTGATGATGGCGGTTTTTACGGTGGCGGAGATCTGGTTTGGACAAACTGCGCCGATCTTGTTAGCGAACTCAATGAATTCTTTGCAACCGAACCTTATATTTTCTCTCAATTTGAGGGATATCGGTTCGAGGATGACCACAAAGATCAGCCTGACTGGTTCTCGAAGTACATGAACGAGCCTGTTGTCGATGACAAAAATAGGCCGCTGAATGATCCGAGAATCACTTGCGAGAGTCAGATGGATCCATTGGAGTCGTTTGGACGTAACAAGAGCCTCTCCTGAAAATCCTGTTTTTACTGGTAGTTTTTCAACTCTTTTGAAAAAATGTTGAAATTTTCTGGTAAAAATGCTGTTTTTTATCCTGTTTTTCTGGTGTAGAAGCCACAACTCTTTTATATAGTTTAATTTTTTATATAAAGTTAAAAAGTATAGTAGAAACAGGAAAAACAGGATTAGCCCAGTATTTATGCGGGTTTGCGGGCTTACAAAAACAGGATAAAAACAGAAAAAACAGGATACGATTCAAAAGGGTTCAAAAAAGTTGTAGAAAAACAGGAAAAACAGGAAAAACAGGAAGGAAAGTAGTTATGGATTTTTTAACACCGGAAATTAAGATGTCTAGGACAGGAACGATCGAAATATCTCCTGCATATAGTCTTTCCCGTCCAAAGGATCTTATGATCAGAGGAAAAAGGTTCTATGCTATCTGGGATGAAGAAAGAAACCTTTGGTCTACTTCCGAGTTTAGGGCTTTTGAGCTTATCGACAAAGAGATGTCTAAGTTCAGAGATAGATATTTGGAAGAGCACCCTTACTTTGATCAGAAGATGATCCGTGTTAACTACTTAAGAAATTCTTCTAATGGTATGGCTGTAAGATGGCAGCAGTACACTCAGAAGCTTCTTCCTGATAGTTATACGGAGCTTGACAATAAAATTATATTTGCTAATACCGAATATAGCAGAGATGATTATGTGTCAAGCGTTCTTAGCTATCCGCTTGAAGAGTCTAACATTGATAATTACAATGAGCTCATGAGTACTCTCTATGATCCTGAAGAGAGAAAGAAAATTGAATGGGCAATTGGGTCTATTGTCAATGGTGACTCAAAGTGGATTCAAAAGTTTATGGTCTTTGTTGGTGATGCCGGCACAGGAAAGTCAACGGTTCTTAAGATAATTAGAATGCTGTTTGAGGATTACTGTGTTAGGATCGATGCGAAGGCCCTCGGTGCAGGAAAAGATTTTGCTTTGGAGCCTCTTACTAAGAAGACCGCTCTCGTGGCCATCCAGGATGATGCAGATCTTTCTAAGATTGAGGACAACACAAAGCTGAACTCTTTAGTGTCTCACGAGTATATGGTTGTGAACGAAAAATTCAAAGCCATGTATGAGACACAGTTTAAGTGCTTTATATTCCTTGGCAGCAATAAAGAAGTAATGATCACTGATGCTCGAAGTGGTCTTTTAAGAAGACTTATTGACGTTGAGCCTTCTGGAAGAAAACTCTCCGCTAAGAAGTACTATGATATTATGGAGAAGATTAAGTTCGAGCTTGGTGGCATTGCATGGCATTGCAAACAGGTGTATGAAGCAGACAAGTTTGCATATGATACATATTTCCCGGTCAGAATGATCAGGGCAACGAACCATATGTATAACTTTATTGAGGAGCATGCTAGTATTATATATAATGGTGTCAGACTTCTCGACGCTTGGGACATGTACCAAAGATATTGCACACAGTCCAAGGTTGCTTACCCTCTTTCTAAACAGAAGTTTAAGAACGAGTTGATGCAATATTTCAAGAAGTTTACGCCAGAAGGTCAGATTAGTGACAAGCACGTGTATAATTATTATTCTGACTTTAGATGGGAAAAAATAGGAAAGCTAAAAGACGCCGATACAGGAAAGATCGAAAAATATGATGGCGGCTTGATACTTGACTACAACGTATCATTGTTTGATACAATGGCAGCAGACTTCCCGGCTCAGTATGCTTCTCCCGACGAAGTGCCTTTAAAGAAGTGGAGTGATGTTGACACCACGCTAAATGATATTGACACCACAAAGCTCCATTATGTAAAACTTCCTCTCAATCATATTGTGATCGACTTTGATTTGAGAGACGAGAAAGGAGAAAAGAGTAAGGTTTTAAATCTGGAAGCCGCTAGCAAATGGCCCGAGACTTATGCCGAGTTCTCAAAAGGTGGCAATGGCATTCACCTCCATTATATTTATACTGGAGATCCCGAAAAGCTTGCTCCTTTATATTCTGACGGAATAGAGATCAAAGTGTTCAAAGGTAACTCGAGCCTTAGACGAAGATTTAGCTTATGCAATAATAAACCAGTTGCTACTATTTCTTCCGGGCTTCCTTTGAAAGGAGAGAAGATGGTAAACTTTGATGCCGTTAAAGACGAGAAACACTTAAGAGCTTTGATCGCCAAGAATCTTCGGAAGGGCATCTTGCCGGCAACTAAGCCTAGCGTAGACTTGATATACAAAACGCTCGAGGAAGCATATGAGTCTGGCATTCCTTATGACGTAACAGATATGCGTGCTGATGTTATGGCGTTTGCCAATAACTCCACCAATAATTCTGATTATTGCGTGAAGCTGGTAGCCAAGATGAAGTTCCAGTCTGAAGAGAGCGCTAAGAATGTCGAGAACTATGTCGACGAGACAATGAAGTTCTATGATGTTGAGGTATTCCCGAACTTGTTTGTTATTGTTTGGAAAGAGCCCAACAAGCCGTGCGTTAAGATGATCAATCCTGATCCTTCAGAAGTAAAAGAGTTGCTTCGGCACAAACTGGTTGGTTTCAACTGTAGAAGGTATGATAACCATATCATGTATGCCAGAAGCATGGGATATTCTGAAGAAGAGCTCTTCAAGCTTAGCCAGAAGATTGTCAATGGAGACAGGAACGCGTTCTTTAGAGAAGCGTACAATCTGTCGTACACTGATATTTATGACTTTGCTTCTGCCGGCAATAAGATGAGTCTTAAGAAATGGGAGATTAAGCTCGGTATTCATCACCTTGAGCTTGGGCTTCCTTGGGATCAACCGGTTCCTGAAGAACTTTGGGAGAAAGTTGCTGATTACTGCATCAATGACGTAGTAAGCACCGAAGCAACGTTCAATGCGCTGCAGGAAGACTGGCTAGCTAGACAGATTCTGGCAGACCTTGCTGGCCTTACTGTAAACGATACGACCAACACGCTCACCACAAGAATTATATTTGGTGAGGATCGTAATCCGCAGGGCGAGTTCAACTATAGAGACTTATCTCAGCCCGTTAAGAGCATTCCTGAAGATCATCTTATGTTCTTGAAGCGTATCATGCCTGAAATGGTGGAAGAGCCTCATGGTGAAGCAGAGTCTATTCTGCCTTACTTCCCTGGATATGTGTTCGATAAGGGTGTCAGCACCTACAAAGGAAAGGTTGCTTCTGAAGGCGGCTATGTTGAGTCTGAGCCTGATATGTATGGAGACGTGGCATTGCTCGATGTTATGAGCATGCATCCTCACTCAACACTTGCTGAAGTTCTGTTCGGCGTAAGGTACACAGAGAGATTCTATGAACTGGTTTATGGCCGAGTTGACATTAAGCATGAAGACTGGGATGAGATCAATGATATTCTGGAAGGCAAGCTTACAAAGTGGGTTGACAAGGTTAAGAGCGGTGAGCTGACGAGTAAAGGTCTTGCTAATGCTCTGAAGACTGCAATCAACTCTGTCTATGGACTTACTGATGCTGGCTTCGAGAACCCGTTCAGAGATCCAAGGAACATCGACAACATTGTAGCAAAGCGCGGAGCGCTGTTCATGATCGACCTTTCCGAAGCTGTTAAGGCAAAAGGATTTAAGGTTGCGCACATCAAGACAGACTCAATCAAGATTCCTGATGCCACTCCTGAGATAATTGATTTTGTGTTTCACTTTGGTAAGCGCTATGGCTATACCTTTGAGCATGAAGCAACTTATGACAAAATGTGCTTAGTCAATGATGCTGTTTATATTGCTAAGTATGCAAGTGTCGAGAAGTGTCAGAAGCTTTATGGATATGTTCCTGGTGACAACAAGAAGCATCCTGGCGAGTGGACAGCTACCGGTGCTCAGTTTGCGCAGCCTTATGTGTTCAAGACATTGTTCAGTCATGAACCCATTGAGTTCGTTGATATGTGCGAGACCAAAACGGTTAAGACTGCAATGTATCTCGACATGAATGAGAGCCTTGGCGAAGGCGAGCACAGCTACAAGTTCGTTGGAAAGGCTGGACAGTTCACACCTATCCTTCCTGGAAAAGGCGGTGGCGAGCTTGTCTCTGAAAGAGGAGAAAAGTATAACGCCGTTACCGGAACAAAAGGATTCAGATGGCTCGAGTCAGAGATCGTGAAGTCTCTCGGCAAAGAAGCAGACATCGATAAGAGCTATTATTATCAGCTTGTTGACGAAGCGATAAAAGATATTTCTGAGTTCGGAGACTTTAACTGGTTTGCCGGTGATGTTGACTACAATGGTCACTTGCCTTTTGAAGAGTCGGAATCTAATAAGACGGCCGACATGAACGATGAAGATGAATGGAAATTACCGTTTGATTAAGAAAGGAGTATGTAACTATGGAAATGACTGCGAGAAGAGAGGACAATAACAGAGAGCTCAGAATCTCTGGAGCAAGATTGATATTCAAGAATTTTTCCGGTAAGCCGGATAAGTATACCAGAGATGTCCGGAAGTTCAATCTGTGCCTGCCTGAGGATCTGGCGAGAGAGCTTAAGGCTGATGGATGGAACATCAAGTTCCCGAAGGATCCCGATTCTGATCTGCTGCCTAGAGTTGAGGTTATTGTGAGCTACCGCAAGGTTCCGCCCCTTGTTGTACAGATCACCTCTAAGCATAAGACCAACCTCGGTGAGGATGAAATCGGCACTCTTGACTGGGCTGAGTTTGAGAACGTTGACCTGGTCATCAGAGGAAGCCGCTGGGAGAGAGATGATGGATCTTGGGGAATCAAGGCTTATCTGAAGTCCCTCTATGTCACTATCAAGGAAGACGAGTTCGAGGCCAAGTATAGATATTTGGATGAGGACGAAGAGGAGGATTAATGGTAAAACTCTACGACCACCAAAAAGAAGCAATTAAAAAACTGAATAACGGAAAGATATTGTTCGGTGGCGTAGGATCTGGGAAGTCCATAACGGCTCTCGTTTATTACTTCGAAAAAGTTTGTGGCGGAGTTATAAGCGGGAGCCAATATGCTCCTATGACAAACCCAAGAGATCTATACATAATAACCACAGCTAGAAAACGTGACACACAAGAATGGGACAAAGAAGCCACTAATTTATATTTGTCAAGAGATGATACAGGAAGAGATGGAACAAGGCTCACGATTGACTCTTGGAATAATATTGAAAAGTATACCGGCATTTCAGGAGCTTTCTTTATATTTGACGAGCAGCGTGTAGTTGGCTCTGGAAAATGGGTTAAGTCTTTCTTATCGATTGCTAAGAAGAATGAGTGGATCTTGCTCTCAGCAACTCCTGGCGATAGTTGGTGTGACTACATTCCAACGTTTATAGCTAATGGATATTACAAAAACCGGACAGAATTCTTAAGAAGGCATGTTGTCTTTAGTCCCTATACAAAATTTCCAAAGATTGACAGATATGTAGAAGTCGAAAGACTGATCAAGATCAGAAACCATATTCTTGTCAAAATGGATTACAACAAAAAGACAGAAAGACATGATGAGGATGTTCTAGTCGGTTACGACTCCTCGTCATATAACTTCGTCGCAAAGAACAAATGGGATATTTACAAAGATGAGCCTGTTGAGAATGCGTCGCAGTATTGTACAACAATTAGGAGAATTGTAAATGAATCAGGTGAAAGAATTGACAAAGCTCTTGAGCTCATCCGCTCCAATCCCAAAGTCATTGTCTTTTACAACTTCGACTACGAACTTGAATTACTTCGACGAGTACTCAATGATGAAGGGATTCTTTATGCTGAATGGAACGGACACAAACATCAGCCAATACCGAATGAAGCAAGTTGGTGCTATCTCGTCCAGTACTCAGCAGGCTGCGAAGGTTGGAACTGTATAGAGACCAACGTCATAGTATTCTATTCACAGAGCTACAGCTATAAGCAAATGGAGCAAGCAGAAGGAAGGATCGACCGAATCAACACACCTTTCGAAGACTTGTATTATTACCACCTACATTCAAGGGCGCCAATTGATATTGCTATTTCTAAATGTTTGAAGAACAAAAAAGATTTTAATGAGTCTTCGTACTTTAGAGAGCAATTTGGCGATTCGTAAAAAATACACGTACCATTATGAAGAGATAGGAGTAAATAACGCCTTTCTCTATTTTTTTATAGGACGCCTATTATGCTTGAAAAAGATTTTCAATCTAAACTCATAAAAGAATTGAAGGTTCGGTTTCCTGGTTGCATAGTTCTGAAGAATGATCCAGAGCTGAAGCCAGGCATTCCGGATCTTTTAATTTTGTATGATGAACATTGGGCGGCCTTGGAATGTAAGCGTGAAAATGATGCTAGTCACCAACCGCTCCAAGATTACTACATTATGAAGATGAATATGATGAGCTATGCTTCATTTATATTCCCTGAAAACAAGGCGGAGGTACTAGATGAACTGGAACGAACATTCACGACTGGAAGGACAACACGCCTTTCTGTCGGCGAGCAAGTATCATTGGATCAATTACGACCCAACGAAGCTTGAAGAAACATACAATAATTTTAGAGCTAAGGAGCGCGGTACTCGCCTCCATGCTTTTGCGCACGAATGCATCGAGCTTGGTCAAAGACTTCCGAAAACCAAGCAAACCCTCAACATGTTCGTCAATGATGCCATTGGCTTCAACATGAGTTCCGAAGTTGTTTTATATTATTCGGACAATTGCTTTGGAACAGCAGATGCTATAAGCTTTAAAAAGCGCCTTCTTAGAATCCACGATTTGAAGACTGGCGAAGTTCCTGCTCATATGGAACAGCTTATGATCTACGCTGCTCTGTTTTGTTTGGAGTATCATCATCGGCCTGAGGAAATTGATATTGAATTACGTATCTACCAGTCCGATGAAGTTATTACAGACATCCCTGATCCAAAAGAGATTTCCGATATTATGGAAACAATCATCGAGTTCGATAAACTAATTGACGATATAGATTGTGGGGTAAAGTATGTCGATTAAGGTTAAAGAAGACGATCGAGCAGCATTAGCTCATAGCGGTGTTAAGAGAAAGTCCGGTCGATATGACTGGGGTTCTGGAGAAATACCGTACCAGCACGAAGATTGGTTTCGCTGGGGTGAAGAGATCAAAGCTCTTAAGGATGAAGGACTTAGCGACGCTGATATTGCTAAGAAACTTGGCATCAAGACAACGAGTGTTCGTTCAAAGAGAACAACCTATGTCTCCAGAATGAGAGCTGAGAACGTGGCAAGAGCTGATTATCTTGTCAACCAAAAAGGATATTCTAACACAAAAGCAGCCGAGATCATGGGAGTGTCAGAAGGAACAATAAGAAACTTCTTGACACATCCCGAAAACGTTAAGAGAACAGCAATCGAGAACACCAAAAATGTTTTAAGAAAGCTTCTCGAAGACGGAAAATATGTTGACGTCGGTGAAGGAACTGAAGTTTATCTTGGCGTTCCGAGCACAAAACTTAGGACTGCACTCGAAGAGCTTGAGGAAGAAGGATATTCCGTTCAGAAGTATTATCAAAGAGATGCGACAAATCCGCAGCACTCCATTCCTATGAGAGTACTGGTGCCCGAAGGCGTTAGCTGGACTGATCTTACCAATTCTTTAGAAGAAAAGGAAAAGATCGTTTTTGTCGGACAGCATTCTGAAGATGGCGGACAAACCTTTGACCAGGGTATTGTCTACCCTAAATCCATTGACAGAAGCAGAATCCTTGTTAGATATTCTGAAGAAGGAGGCTCTGCTAAAGATGGATTGGTTGAGCTTCGCCGTGGCGTAGAAGACATCTCTCTTGGTGATTCTAGATATGCCCAAGTCCGAATTGCTGTTGATGACAAAATGTATATGAAAGGCATGGCTGTCTATTCTGATGACATTCCCGCCGGCTACGATATTATATACAACACCAACAAAGCAAAAGGAGCACCTGACGAGAAAGTGTTTAAGGGATTAAAGAAAGACGATCCTACAAACCCGTTCGGTGCTACTATCATGGCTGGCGGCCAAAGATGGTATGAAGACGAGCATGGTGAATGGCAACTCTCAGTCATTAATAAGATCAATAAAGAGGGAAGTTGGGCTGAATGGCAAAAGCACATCTCTTCTCAGATGCTATCCAAGCAGGATGTGCAGGTTGCTGAGCGTCAGCTTAACCTTGATGCAGCTCAAAAGAAACAGGATTTTGAAGAGATCATGTCTTTGACGAATCCTATGGTTAAAAGACGCCTTCTGGAGAGCTTTGCCGATGACTGCGATTCAGCTGCCGTTGACCTTTATGGTGCACCGTTCCCTAAACAGGCGTCAAAAGTAATTTTGCCTGTCCCGTCATTGTCTCCAAATGAAGTCTATGCACCTCATCTTGAAGATGGTCAACGTGTTGTGCTGATTCGGTTCCCTCATGGAGGAAAGTTTGAGATTCCTGAGCTTACCGTAAACAATCACAACAAAGAAGCCATTGCCATGATGAGCAAGAATCCAAAGGATGCCATCGGCATTAACTACAAGACTGCCGAAAAGCTGTCTGGTGCAGACTTTGATGGCGATTCTGTTCTTTGCATACCAAACGATAAGGGTGCAATCAAAGCTTCACCAGCTCTTAAGGGTCTTGTTAACTTCGATCCTAAGGCTGCATACCCCTACTATGAAGGCATGAAGATCATGACCGATCACGATAAGGGCCTTCAGATGGGTATGGTGTCCAACCTGATCACAGACATGACACTCGGTGGTGCTACACAGGCAGAACTTGCTCGTGCAGTAAAGCATTCGATGGTCGTTATCGATGCACAGAAGCATAAGCTTAACTACAAGCAGTCAGAGATTGATCAGAACATACATGAATTGTATGAGAAGTACCAGGGAAAGAAGAACGGTGGTGCTTCAACACTGATCTCACGTGCAAGTGGAAGACGATACATTAACGACCGGGAGATCGTAGGTATCGACAAGAAAACTGGTGAACTGATCTATAGGGAAACCGGTCGTACCTCCACAGTACGCACAGTAGACAAGAAGACTGGAGAAGTTAAATGGGTTCGAAAGCCTATGCAAATTGAGTCAACTCAAATGGCTGAAGTTAAGAATGCGTTCGAACTTTCTTCCGGTACTCCCATGGAAACAGTGTATGCTACCTATGCTAACTCCATGAAGAACTTAGCTAGGGAAGCACGTAAGGCACTGGCCAATACTAAGGGCATGGAGTACAATCCGTCCGCCTATGTGACCTATAAGGCAGAGGTAGACTCACTATCCGCCAAGCTGGACGAGGCCCGTAGGAATAGACCCATAGAAAGAGCAGCTCAGCGCCTTGCTGAACGCCTCATCAAGTCAAAGTCTGATGAGTATGGCAACATGGGTAAGGCCGAGTACAAGAAGTTTAAACAGAGATGCATCAACCAGGCCCGCATGGCACTTGGAGCTAAGGCCAGAAAGAAGCGCAATATCGAGATCACGCCTAAAGAATGGGAAGCTATTCAGGCTGGTGCTTTGAGAAACAACAGACTTTCTGACATTCTTAAAGAAACAGATCTTGATGTGATTAGATCTTATGCAACTCCAAAAGAATCAAGAGCAATGACTGATTCTAGAATAGCTACAGCTAAAGCCATGCTGGCAGTAGGCCACACCCTGTCTGAGGTAGCCGACGCACTGGGAGTATCCACCTCTACCATAAGTAAGTACACTTGAGTGAAAGGAGGTTTTTATGGTAACTTTTGATCCATTAAGCAAAGATTCAGAAGCTGATGAAGAAGTTATGATCACAACGCGTGACAATCCATACAATCCCTTCACTCAGTGGAGAGACTGGTGGGCATTCGATACACAGAAGGGGTATAACTCATGGCAGGTTGTAGCAAGAGAAGCCAAGCCAACCTTTGACGTGCCTGATCGTTTGCAGCGTATCGAAACAAATCTTGTCATTGATGAACTTTGTAGAAAGTTTCCGTTACTTTATGCAAAAGTTTCAAGAAAGATTAAAGAAGAAGTTTGATTCAATAATCTTTTTGTGCTTGAGGCACACATTCAAACCAAATAACATATAGGGGGGGTCTAAAAAACTACACCCCCCTTGGTCAT